ATCAGATTTAGGATTCTCAAATGATTTAGTTTATTCATTATTAGAATCGTTAGGTTGGGAAGGTAAGAAAGCATATGATTCTCAACACTTATGGGAATATGCATTAGGACAATATAAAGATGGTACACAAAAGTATTCACGTTCACTAAAATCAGCAAACGAAGAAATTTGGAGAAGGGTTATAAATAACCTACCTTACTTATTGAAACACAAAGGTACTTCTCGTTCACTAAAAGCAGTAATGGCTTGTTATGGTGTTCCACAATCACTCCTTACAATTATGGAGTTTGGAGGACCAACTGACCCAACTGATGGTGGTACTCAACCATTTACTTTTGAGGATAGAACATCGGCATTAGTATTTGCTGGTTCACAAAATATTACACTTCCTTGGAAAGAATCTACTTTAAATAGTGGTGGTGATTCTATTGAAACAATAGAAATGAATGTTAGGTTAGATGAATCAGAAAACACAAATTTGGTTCATGGTATATCATCTGGAATAAAATATTTTGAATTAGAAGCAGTACAAACTACTGGTTCATTTGGTAAAATTAAATTTTCAGTATCGGCTAGTACTGATGTTTATTCATTAGAAACAGCTGAGAGAAGTTTATTTGATAACAAATACAAAACAATAGCTGTAACGAAGGATACTAACAATTCTACATCATCTATTAACTTATACCTAAAAGAATCAGTAAACGATAGATTATTGATTGATTTGGGAACATCTCTAACAATTGAAGAAGATTTATTATGGGATACTTCTGATGATTTATTGGTAGCTAGTGAATCTAAAGTAACTTTAGATGAATTCAGAATTTGGAAAGATTCATTGGATAATAATATTATCAAAACACATACTAAACAACCCGATTCAATAGCAGGTAATAACTATACAGCATCTTCTGAAGATTTATTAGTAAGATTTGATTTTGAATATCCTCAAAATAGGTTTGAATCATCATCTATTTTAAATGTTGCTATTAGTAATGAATATGCATTACCATCAGCATCATTAAATAACTTTTCAAATCAAACTGTATATCCTTACAACCATGAAGTATATGAACGAAGTGTAACTGCACAAGTTCCTTCATTAGGATTTAACTCAGCGGATAAAATTCGATTTGAATCTCAAACATTGGTTAGTGATTTATCACATAAAGTTAGAGCAACTAAAAAATCATTAGATAGAGCACCAATTGATTCATCTCGATTGGGATTATTCTTCTCTCCAATGAAAGAGTTGAATATGGATATCATCAAATCATTTGGTAACTTCAATATAGATAATTACATTGGAGCACCTGCTGATGAATACAAAGATGAATATACGGAATTGAAACAAGTAAGAGATTATTACTTCCAAAGATTAAATAGAGATATCTACGAATATATCAGATTAATCAGATACATTGATAAATCTTTATTCGATGTATTGGAAGATTTAGTTCCTGCTAGAGCAAAGGTTTCTAAAGGTTTATTAATTGAACCACATTATTTAGAAAGAAGTAAAACTAAATGGAAAAAAGCAACATCTGTAAGAGGTGATTATGATATGTTGGTTGATGCTGAAGGAGATATCGAAATAAGCGGAGATAATAATCAATTCAGTACAACATTAAATGCTGAATCAGACGTTGAACTATCACATCAATATGATAATTATGAAGCATCTATAAATCAAGAAGATGAGGTAGTATTAACTTCAACTAATCCTCAATATGATTCATCGATAGATGTAGATGAGGATATTAATTTAGTTGGTAATTATCCAACATACAATAGTGATATAGTTGTACCTAATGGTGATAAAGTCACTGCATTAATTGAAGGTGATTCTTTCCAACAAGTTGGAATGGACCCGAATTCATTATCAAATGCTGGATTTGGATTATACGCACCAATAGCTGGAACTGGTTCATTAGATACAATTGATATCTTTGGAAATGTTACTTCCTCAAGAAAGTTAATATTTAAAACTAACGAAGAGTACATAGAAAAGATAAGTGTTCAAACCAAAGGATATCCTGCAACTTCAAATGATGAACCAGTTGAATATGAATTGCAAGATGTAACTAAAACAAGAAGTAAAGTTACAATACTTCCTATTGGTTCAACACCACCATCGGTTGGGAATGAGATAACTCAAGTTATTCCATTAAATGGATACTTCCCAACCCATTATAGATACAAAAATAACTTATCACAAGGATTAAGAAATTCATTCTTTGAAGGTTCAAAACAATCAGTTGATACAACCCCAGATGGGTTATCACCTGTTGAAACATTTACTACGAATCCAAACATTTTAAGAGTTGCGGATACTGGTAGAGGAAGTGGAGAACCAATTCTTGAGGTAGATTAATTAAATTTTAAAATAGTTATATTTATTAGTACATAATAAACAAAAGGGCAAATTAAAAAAAATTATGGGATATTTAGACAATACATCAATTACAGTCGATGCTATTCTAACCAAAAAAGGTAGACAGAAGTTGGCATCGGGTCAATCCCTCAACATTTCCAAATTCGCATTAGGAGATGATGAGATTGATTACACATTGTACGAACCAGCGCACCCAAAGGGTTCAGCATATTATGATTCGGCAATTAAGGCGATTCCAATTATGGAAGCTAGTCCAGACGAAACACAAGTATTAAGATACAAGTTAGTTACATTACCAAAAGGTACAACTCAGATTCCAGTTGTAGCATTAGGTATTTCTTCAGTAGGAGTTTTTCAAGATGAGGGGCAAGTTGCTCTTTCACCTACAACTTCACCACAAGGAAATACAAATGCTGGATACACTGTTGTATTAGCAGACCAGAGAGCTGGTACATTAGCAGTAACGCAAGGAGCAACAGCAGCCGGTTCGGTTCCTGTTTTCTTAGGAGAGGAAATTACAACTACGGCACAAGTTGTTAGTGGTTTAGGATTCTCATTCACTCCTAATCCAGCGTTAACATCTAATGTTTCTACTACTATAACTGTATATGGAAATGAAACGGGTGGTTCACAAACCATTCCTGTAACTGTAACTTATAGAAGTAACAATTAATAAAGGATATTAGATATGGCAATTATAAACGACCCAAATATAACCTCCCAACTGCAAGATTTAGCAGCAGGGGGAACAATCGACAGTAGTGATGTTGTAGCCCTTTTAAATTCAGCACTTCCTGCAGGACAACAAATTTCATCAACAACCGGAGTATCATCTGGTATCTATAAAAGATTTGGTGAATTTGATAAAGTAAATGCAAAAGTAGAAGTAGTAACAACAGGTCTTTGGTCTGGTGATACTGGTTCTTTAACAGCGGCTTTTACTTCATCAACTCAGGTAGCAGCAACAAGTGGAGATTATTACTACAATGTATATAACGCTGACCCAGCAACTGATACTTCAGCAGAAGTTCAGTTTGGTGTAGCTTACGGACACGTAAACGGAAGTGGTTCAGTATCATTAGCAAATTCAGATGATGCATTACTTGCTTCAAAAGCAACTTACGCTCAGTACAAATCTGTTTTATTAGACCCAACTGATTCTAAGTTCTCTTTTGAAAATGGAAGTGGTGTAGCAACTGATTCAAATGATATTTACGCTATCAATATTAATAGAAGTAGATATAGAGAAAAAATGGATCCGGGTAACTGGTCATTAACTCTTACTGGTACTGGAGGTACACATACTTTTATTGATGATAGTGGTAAGAAGTTCGGAGATACTTTAGGAAAAGCTGGTAGAGTATTTAAAGTAGTAAGTGGTTCACTTAACTTAGGTACTGAAAACGCAGCAACTATTAATAGTACAACTTCATCTGGTGATGTAGGATTTGGATTATTTTATCCTGATAGAGGAATTATCGTTCTTTCTCCAGCAGCATTAGAAGATACAGTTGGAAATATAAATGTAAATGGAGCAAACGTTTCACTTGCTGGTTCACTATCAGTATCAGCTGAGCAAGAAAATCATAAAATCTTAGTTAACGCAATTAACGTAGGTGGTGATTTCCAAGCAAGAAGAACTGAAAATGTATCTACACAACACTTCTTTGTAAGAGCAACAAATAGAGAATTTAACTACTCAAACAATCCAACGTATGTAAATGCTAATGGAACGTTTGCAGAAACAACATTTGAAAGAGACCCTAAAACTTATATTACAACGGTTGGTTTATTGAATGATGCAAATGAATTGATTGCAGTAGCAAAAACTTCACAACCTATTGAAAAATCATTTGATAAGGAAGTTCTAATTAAAGTTAAACTTTCATTCTAATCAAATAGAATTATATTTATAAGAACCCCACTAAATGTGGGGTTTTTTGTTTCTTAATATTTATATAAAAGTATTTCTGTATGCTAAAAGAAATTCCAAAATCGGATATTGTAGTAAGACCTTTTAAAGTTTATAAAGAATGGACTTTGGATGAGGATGATATTACACCATTATATGGTACGAATCAAACGGACCTATATGATGCGAATACTGATGTAAAAAATTCAAATGGAATATCTAAAAGAACTTTATACGATTCGGTAAAAGCACAATTCTACCTAAATCCAGCTACATCATCTATTTTAACTGAAGTTGGAAAGAGAGAATCATACGCATCAACTGATGAAAGAGTTATTGGTGATACGATTGGAGTACTATCTATTCCACAACAATATTATGGTGAGGGAGTAAAGATAGGTTCACTACAAGTTGAATATGGTTCTATAACATTAACCGATGATACTAACTCTAACTTAATTGATTCAGCATCCAATGTAAAGGGAAATATTTTTTACGATAGAGGATTAATAGTTTTAACTGATGGTATTACCGATGGTTCAACCTTATCTTCATTTGATATTTCATATCGTTCTACAATGACTATTTACGAAAATGAAATATTCTTATCGGTAAATGAAAACGAATTTAACGTATCACAAAATCCAACAGCAGTACATGAAGTTGGTGGTACAAAAAGAAGAATAAGTATTACAAAGCCAGGTAGTAGATTGATAGACCAACAATATGTTTCTCAATCAATTTATCAACCAGGTTCAAAATATATAAAAGATAAATCACATCCTATTATATCATCAATAGATGGTGTTAGTGGTGGGAGTTTCGATGATTATGAAGTAAGTGGTTCGACAGACCAAACTGGTTCTTATTTAGCACCATTTATTACAACAATTGGATTATATGATAATGATAACAATATGGTGGGTGTAGCAAAATTACCTCAACCAATCAAATCATTGCCAGATTATCCAGTTAACTTCATTGTTCGTTTCGATACATAGGGTTATATTTATATAATATAAAGGAACACAATTATGACTTTAGAAGAAAGATTAAAAAATAACGCACCTGCTCAATCAAAAGCAAACTTAAAAGGTGGTGATAAAACTAAAATTGAAGCTGATGGTGGTTTAGATTTATCTAAAGATGCAGTTAAAATAAAGCAAGCTAGAGGTGGTCAACTAAGAAGTAAACCTTACTCTGATACATTTAAATAATATTTAATGCTAAATTGGTTATGGAATGGTAACGATGTTACCGAAGATGTTATACCTGAGAATGCCGTAGGATTTGTTTATCTAATAGAACATATTCCCACTGGTAAATACTACATTGGAAAAAAATCTTTAGAAAGTGTTCGCAATGTAAAAATAGGTGTTAGGGAACTAAAACGTATCAAAGAAGAACGTAAGTTAAAAGGTATAAGAGGTTCACTTCCCAAAAAGAAAAAAGTTAGAAAATCTTCTGACTGGCAGAAATACTACTCATCAAACGATTGGATTAAAGAACAAATCTCAGAAGGTAAAGAAGATGAGTTTAAACGAAGTGTATTACAATTCTGCTATTCCAAAAAATCCTTATCTTATTATGAAGTACATTATCAATTCAAATATGATGTACTTTCAGATGATAACTGTCTAAATGGTAATATTTTAGGAAAATTTTACAAAAAAGATTTGGATAATTAAAAAATTAGTTGTATATTAGTACCTAATTGTATATACACAAATAATAATATTATGAATTTAGACCAAGTAGCAAATAAATACGGAATAAATAGAAATTCCTTGAATGCAAAAGATGATGCTATAAAAATAGCAATCAAATCAATCCAAGACCTTGTAAAGGGTATGGAACACAAAAAAGTTGATACGGAATTTGTAGATGCTGTAAAGAAATTAGGTAACTTTCTTTATGATGTATCCGATTCAACTATTGGATAATTTGGAAAATTAAAATATTTTTCGTATATTTGTAGAAAATTTAATTTATGCTCTCCGCAAGAAATAAGTTAGTTGTTATAAACGTATTGGATTCTGTTTTAGGTGTTGGTACATCAATGAAGGGAAATGAACAAGCACATCATTGTCCTTTTTGTCATCACCATAAGAAGAAACTCCAAATCAATTTAGAATCTCAATATTGGCATTGCTGGGTATGTGATTCTAAGGGTAGGAGTATTCAATCCTTACTTTATAAACTAAATGTTGATAAGAGTGAATTAGCAAGAATTCATTCTATATATGGTGAGTATAAACCAAAACGAAACGAAGTAGAAGTTGAGAAGATAGTTCTCAGACTTCCTAAAGAATTCAAATCACTTTACAAAAAACCAAAATCAATCAATCCGATTTATAATCAAGCAGTTTATTATCTCAAACAAAGAAGTATTTCTATGGATGAGGTTTTAAAATATAATATTGGTTATTGTGAGGAGGGATTGTATAGTGGACGAGTAATCATTCCATCTTATAATGAAGAGGGCGAGTTAAACTATTTTGTTGCTCGCTCTTTCTATGAAGATGAAAAGATGAAGTATAAGAATCCACCTGTTAGTAGAGATGTAATTGTATTTGATAATCAAATAGATTGGAACGAGCCTATCACATTAGTAGAAGGTGTATTCGATTCTTTCTCAGTAAAACGAAACGTAATACCAATCTTAGGTAAGTTTATACCAAGAACTTTAAAAGCTAAGATTAATGAAAAGGGGGTTAAGGTGATTAATATATTATTAGACTCCGATGCAGTAGATGATTCTACTAAGCACGCCGATTACTTTATTAAGAATGGTATAAAGGTAACTAACATTATACCTGATGGTATTGATGCTGGTGAAATGGGATTTGATAAAGTAAACGAATTATTAAAAGAAACCAAAGAAACTGGTTGGGATGATTTAATCCTATCTAAATTGAATAATATATGAAGGTAGAAAAAATTTACCATTTAGCGGATTTACATATCCGTAATTTAAAAAGACATAAGGAATATAGAGAAGTATTCCAAAAGTTCTTAAACAACGTAGATAAAGATAACATTGAGAATTCAGTTATCTATTTAGCTGGTGATATTGCACATGCTAAAACCGAAATGAGTCCTGAGTTAATCAGAGAAATCAGTTGGTTTTTAACTGAATGTGCAAATAGAAAACATACATTCTTAATCACTGGTAATCACGATTGTAATCTAAATAATAATTATAGATTGGATGTACTAACTCCAATTGTAGAAAACTTAGAAAATGATAGAATCCATTATCTTAAAGACACTGGTGTGTATCCCTTCCATAATATTACTTTTGTGGTATATTCGATACTCGATGAAAAAGAGAATTGGCCAAAGGCAGAATTGGTAGAAGGTGAGAACACTATTTGTTTATTCCACGGACCTGTAAACTTAGCACAAACTGATATAGGATATACTGTATCATCGAACTCTTTCACAACTGATATGTTTGAAGGATTTGATATGGTGATGTTAGGTGATATTCACAAAAGACAAACATTGGGAATCCCAACAATAGCATATGCTGGTTCTATGATTCAACAAAACCACGGAGAATCATTGAATAAGCATGGTTATCTATTATGGGATGTTGAAAGTAGAACATTCGAAGAGGTTGACTTACCAAACGATTATGGTTTCTATACATTAGATGTAAACAATGGTGTAGTTCCAATCGTAGATGATATGCCTAAGAAACCTCGATTGAGAGTAAGAGTTTCAAATACGGAACCTTCTCAGATTAAAAAGGCATTAACTGAAATTAAAAAGAAATATAAAGTACAAGAGTTCACTGTTACTCGAATGGATACTTTATCTAAACAAAAGACTGGTAACTTTGATGATAAGTTAGCAATCGGAAATGTGAGAGATGTAGAATTCCAAAACGAACTTATTAAAGATTATTTGGAAAGACAGTATTTGGCAGATGATGAAACGATTGATAAGATAAAACAAATCAATAGAGAAATCAACACAAAGTTGGTTGACGATGAAATGACTCCTAATGTACAATGGGTTCCAAAGGAGTTTGAATTCTCTAATATGTTTTCGTATGGTGAGAATAATAAAATCAGATTTGAAAACACAAATGGTATAGTAGGTATATTCGCACCTAATGCTAGTGGTAAATCATCCCTATTCGATGCACTATCCTTTTGTATATTCGACAAAACAAGTAGAACCTATATAGCAAAGAACATTCTTAATAATAGAAAGAGTAACTTCTATTGTAAACTACACTTCCAAATAGAAGATGTAGATTACTTTATTGAAAGAAGAGCTAAGTTAATCAACAAAGGGAGAAATCTAAAAGTAGATGTATCCTTTTGGAGAGAGGATGAGAGTGGTATCCACTCCTTGAATGGAGAGCAAAGGAGGGATACTAACTCCATCATTCAACAATACTTAGGAACGTATGAAGATTTTGTACTAACTACTCTTTCACTTCAAGGTAACAACTCTCTATTCATAGATAAATCACAAAGTGAGAGAAAAGAAATACTTGCTCAATTTATGGGAGTGGATATCTTTGATAAATTATACTCACATGCATCGGATGAGAATAGAGATAACGCTTCTTTGATTAGAAAGTTTAAGAGAGATGATTTTACTCAACAACTAGCTGATATCCAAATTGATTTAAAAAGAGCAGAAGCTGAGTATAAGTTAGAAGAAGTTAGTTTAACAACTGCTAAAGAAGCAGTGGATAAGCACAATCAGAAATTAATCTCTCTCAACGAAAAGATTGTAAAAGTTAAATCCGACAATTATTCTTTAGATGAGTTAGAAACTAAAAAATCGACTTCGGAAACTTCTTTGACCGACTTGTTATCTCAAAGAGATACAACACAATCTAAGATTGGTAAGTTAGAAGAAACTCAAATACAATTAGAAGAATCAATTGATTCATTTGATGAGGATAAAATCGATGAGGGTCTAACCGAATATACTGAGATAGGATATGAACTTACATTGGTTGAAAATAATATCGAAAAACACCTTATAAAGAGCGAATCCCTTAGTGAGAGAAAACAACATTTAGATTCCCACAAATACAATGAAGAATGTGATATTTGTATGGAGAACTCACAAACCATCTTAGAGCAAAAAGAAAAGGTAGAGGGTGAATTGGAAACCATCAAATCAGAACTAAATGATTTAGAAAACAAACAATCAGAGTTGGTATCTAAGAGAAAAGAGTTAGCACCATTTGAGTTAGAATATAAAAAGTTGAATAAACTCAAAGAAGATGAAAACAAAGTAAGTAGAGATATTAACATACTTATCAACAAGTTATCAACATTTGAAACTCAAGAAATCAAACTAAATAACGAACTTCTTCAAGTTACACAACTTATTGAGGATTATTTAGAGAATGAAAAGCAAATCCAAAAGAACAAAGAACTTAGGGATGAGATTGTTGATGTAAGAAACGATTTAGGAAAAGCAAAACAAATTGTATCCAATAGTGAAGCAGATATCTTAGTTTTAAATGGTTCAGTATCATCTTTAAAGAATCAAAAGAAAACAATTGAAGATAGAATCGAAGAGGTGGAAAAGTTAGAAGAACAACATGGGTTGTTCGAATACTATCTAAACTCATTAGGTAAAGATGGTGTATCTTATGAATTGATTTCTAAAGTACTACCAATGATTGAAGGTGAGGTAAACAACATCTTAGGTCAAATCGTAGAGTTTGGATTACAATTAGAGATGGATGGAAAGAACATCAACGCTAACATCGTTTACGATGACCAGAAATGGAGTTTAGAGATGTGTAGTGGTATGGAGAGGTTCATTAGTGGATTAGCCATTAGAATCGCTCTAATCAACGTATGTAACTTACCAAGACCAAACTTCTTAGTAATCGATGAAGGATTTGGAACATTAGATAATGAAAACCTTACATCATTGTATATGTTGTTTGCATATCTTAAAACTCAATTTGAATTTGTAATGATAATCTCACATATAGATTCTATGAGAGATGTTGTAGATTCTCTTATGGAAATTAAAAAAGTAAATGGATTTAGTAACATTAAATTTTAGTAATGAATAAAATAGGAATTATAGGACAAGGATTTGTAGGAAATGCAGTTGCACAAAAGTTTCAACAATATTATGAGATATTAACATATGATTTAGATGAAACAAAAGCAAATGCAACTGAAGAGGAAGTACTTAGTTGTAATATAGTATTTCTTTGTTTACCAACACCAATGAAAGAAACTGGTGAATGTGATATTTCAATTGTAGCGGGTGTATTGGAAAAAATAATTAATTTAAATCAACCAAAGGTAGTTGTTATTAAATCGACTGTACCACCATTAACAGTTGAAGCTTTTAATAAGATAACATCTAAGAATATACAAATTGTATTTAATCCAGAGTTCCTTACCGAGCGAAATGCGGTTGAAGATTATAATAATCAAAAAAGAATTATATTAGGTGGACCAAGACCAGCAACAACAACTTTAAAAAGAATCTTTTCAAAAGTATTTCCAAAAGCAGATATTATTAAAACCGATTCTACTCATGCTGAAATGGTAAAGTATTTAACAAATACATTTCTTTCAACTAAAGTATCCTTTGCAAATGAAATTTATCAATTATGTGAGAAGGTTGGAATTGATTATGATAAAGTTGTAGAATATGCAATTTATGATGAACGATTGGGAAAATCACATTGGATGGTACCTGGTCACGATGGAGATTTTGGATATGGTGGACATTGTTTCCCAAAAGATTTAGCTGCACTAATTCATTTAGCAAATAGATTTAAAACAACTACTAATGTATTAGAAGCAGTACAACAAACAAATGATAATGTTAGAAATAATAGAGATTGGGAACAAATGAAAGGTAGAGCGGTTAGCTAGACCTTAATATATTTTGTGGTTGAGTTTGTTTAGGCGTTACTTTTTCTTTGATTAAACTTTCTACCAACCCATTCATCTTATATCCCTTTTCCTTACAAAAAGATTTTAATAATCGATGAACTTCGGCATCAATTTGTAACATTGCATATTTTTTATTCATTTCTTTAGAACTCTTTAGTTTTCTTTAGAATAAATATTCTAAATTATATTTTTGAAATATTTATAATGGAATTAAAGGAACTATTCGTTAATGGCAAGAATAAAAAAATATTCACCCGAACAAAACTTATCATCATTTCAAACATTCTTAATAGATGACAATCCAAACTCGGATTACTTCAGAATAACAGAATTTAAGGATACATTTACTGGTGGTAAAAATGGATTTCTAATAGAGGGTTCAGAATACCTAAAAGAATCAACTGAAATAAAGATTGAACTTTTAGATGTTGCTGGAAACCCAATCTATTTTGAACCAGGTAATGGTATTCCAGAATACTATGAGGGTATATCTAAACTTATAGCTGTTTACATTTATAACGATACTCCAATTGGATTGGGTAAGATTACCATCTTAGGTGAACTTAAACAATATGATGATAATGGTGTTAAAAGAGATATTCCAGACCAATGGAAAGGTGCCTATAATGTTAAGTGGGAAAGAACCTTTCAAATCAATAAACTATTAGCTAACGAAGATAAAGTTAGATTCTATCGTAGACCTGAGGTTACCATAGATGAAATAGTAAAACCAATCTTTAGTGGTAATCCACCAGTAGTAACACAAACTGGGGTAGTAGATGGTATTCCATTAGTTCCAACCGAAGGAACTGATTTATCTAATTTTACATTACCTACAAATTATAGATTAAAAATTAAGAGTGGAAATAAATGGACAGGTTCAATTGATGAGGAAATAATTACATTTGATAATATTGATTATGCACCAAAAATCGAAGAAGTTGTAAATGAAAATGAAATAATTGTATCTCCTCCATATGAGGAAAACAATGTAGTAAAATCATTTACGGATGAAAGTTATTCATTAGAATTTCCATATATAGAAAATGTAGCTGATTTAGCAACTGCACTAACTGGTTCATTTGCTAAGATTAGTATTACTGATATGAAAACTTTTGTGGGTGATGCTGCAAGAGTAAAAGTATTTAGAAGGTCTCAATCAAACTTAACCGATTTCGAATTTGTACAAGAGATACAATTAGAATCAAATGAAGTATTAAGAGATATAACAACCTTTGCTAAAAAAGAAGAACCATATGGATTCTTCACACAACCAGTTATTGCTGAATATTGGGTAACATCTTCAAATGATTTCAATGTAACATTTAATCAAGATGTATTATATAACTCAGCAAAATTAGATTCATCTCCTGATAATTTTTTCTTTACAACTGAAAGTTTTTCAGTTCAAAATGGTGTAGAATATACTTTAGATTTTAATGTAAGAAAGGGGTTAAATACTTCTGGTGATTATTTAAAAGTATTTTTAAGTGGTTCAAATGGTAGTAATAGTGTATCACAAACAATAACTACAATTGATTCATCAAATGGTATTTTACAAAAAACAAATATCAACGAAAATATTATAGCAGATACTTTTGATTCTGCAAGATTATATTTTGAAGTAAGTGGTAGTGATTGGTATGTAAATAATGTTAGTTTAAAAGCATCTCAAGAAACTTCATTCTCACCTGATGAAATTACATTTGTTCAACAAGTACCAAAATTCTTAGTAACCGAAACATTTGATTATCGATTTGAATTTTACGATATCAATAACAATTATATTCCTGTTAGAGTTGAAGATACTAAAACATTTGTGGGTGGTAATGTAAACTTATTTGAAAAGGATATAGAAATAACACCTGATAATTTATACTTCTCATTTGATTCAGCATCAAATCCAGCTAACGCACTTCCACCAACTATTATTAATTTAGAAGTTTCAACTGATTTAGTAACTGGTTCAATAACATATACATCTGGTGCATATGATTTAAAGGGTAACCTTCTATCATCATCACAATATGTTGGTGGACAATATCCTGGTTATTTAACTGATTGGGATGTAAACTTTGGTAGACAACCATTTTTAAGAGTAGAAGATTTTACAGGTTCAAGAGATGATATTACAGTTCAGTTCATTAGATATACTGGTGCTATTGAAGGAGTTTCTGATACCTTTGTAATTAGTAGAGTTGAAGATGGTAAGGGTGGTGTTAGTTTTGAGATAGTACCATTTAGAGGAGTTCAGATAAAAAATAAAGAATCTAAGACTTTAGAAATCCAAGCAGTAAGGGTTGATGGTATAAATCGTATCAATCTAAGAAGTGGATTAGAAAGAGGATTTTCTGATGCTAAACTTCACGTACTTTCATCATCATTAGATGGTACACAAACATATGTATCACTTTCACAAGCAATTACAAATTCTGATTTCTTAGAAGGTGTAAGTGTTGGTGAAACTGGTAGTGGTGAGATTGATTATAATGCAATCTTTAACAGAGATGCTATTGATAATGAGTTGACGGTTTATCTTATGGATGGTCCACTTTCCGAATCAATACTAACATCACAAATTTTAACGGATTTAAAGGATGGTTTAAATCCAGGTTTAGTAACTTCAACAGCTGACCAATTTAATATAAAATATAAACCAAGAGAAGCATTCTCATTTGACCCAACAGAAATAATAGTAACATCCTCATTTCAGCAAAGAGGTACAACATTAAATCCATTATCAGCTAGTTTAAAGGTAATACCATCTGCATCTATTGCTCCATTAACTGAATTACCTGAATTATTTGTATTTTATGAAACTGGTGCATTTGATGATAGTATTAGTGTAGTTGTAACTGATTTTGTTGGTAATGTAATTGATAGTGGGGTACCTGGTGTAACTGCTGGTGTTTCATATTATGATGCAGTTGAAACAAAACAATTAAACTTTGAGTTTACATACACCGAACCAATCACATCAGCATCGGTTACCGCAAACAAATCATTCTTTATAACACCTGATGGTTTACCTGGTCAAGATTCTATTACAATTGATATAGACCCGAATCCAGTAGCATTGGGTTCAAATCACAAAGGTGATGTTTACAACTATGGATTAGCTGATACTGATATACAAATAACACAAGGAGATTTATTTTTGATAAATACTGCTAGTGGTAATCCTGGTACATTTACAACAACATCTATTGTACCAATCAATATAACATATGGAACATTAGTTGGTGATTCAACCACAACTATGAGTTTAGCTGGATTTGAAACAATGTCAGCTCTTAGTGCTAGTGTACAATATAACTTTGATATCTATCCTTATTTTACTGCATCATTAATAACCGCAAGTAGAACACAAAAGTTTACAAAGGTTGTAGAAGGTGGCGGGCCTATTGAAGTAACATTAGACCCAATAGCAACTGCATTAAACGCTGATGAGATTGGATATGTTTCTAATTATTCAAGCGCAACAACTGAAGTATTTATAAAACAAAATGATGAGTTCTTCTTCTATGATGAATTCGATGGTGGTAGACCGGGTACATTCGTAACTGCATCCATATCAGCATCAAACATAGAATTTACTGAACTATCATCTTCATTTAGAGATTTAAGTGTATCTGGTAGTATATCTTCATCTGGTGGAGAAGTATTACATTTTAAAGGATTTGGTGGATTAGCAAACAATCAACCATCTGCTAGTATTACATATAACTTTAAGGTTTATCCTTATTCATTAACTGCTGGTGTAGCTGGTGTTCCAAGAATAGTTTCAAAAACACAAACATTTTCAAAAGTAAATGATGGAACTGCTGCCAGAAAGGTTAGTTTAGTAGCTAGTAGTGATACTGTTATTTATGATGGTGATGGTGTTAAAGTTGCACCTTCTGGTGATGTTGTATTATCAGCAACCGCAATAAATGTAACTGGTTCTGCTTTCTTTAAATTCTTAAATGTTGATGGTTCTACAATACAAGCATCATCAACAACCAACACAGCAACTATTGGTGACTTACCAGCTACTGGTTCAACAAAAACATTTACAGTTGAATTGAGAGATGGTACTTCGGATGGAACAGTGGTTGATACCGATAGTGTAACTGTATCTGGTATAGCAGAGGGTTCAGCGGCATACTCAGTAGCATTATCAAATCCAGCATCTTCGGTAACTGTTGAAGTTGATGGTACAACTTATTTTGATAATGCAGGAACTTTAATCAGAGCATACAAAGGTGGAACGGAATTACAATATGTTGAAGAATATGATGAATCGGCGGTAGACCCAATTACATTCTTACCAATAGGTACATTCGGACAATTCTCAGCATCTATACATGAAATATCATCTTTCTTAACACAAGGTACATTAAGAGATGGTAAAGAAATAGTATCTAAATCCATATCACCTACTGAAGATGAACTCTTCGCTAGTTCATCAGCTGTTACTAATTGGAATACACCTGAATCTAACACACAAGGATTTATCACATTTAAAATTGATTTTGAAAATGGTAGAGGAACTCAGTTTGTACAACAATCATTCTCAACTGTATTTGAAGGAGCAACTGGACCGGGTATTGTTGTAAGGGGTGAATGGGATGAGGAAATAGCATATATATTCGATTTAACTCAAAAAAGAAGAGATGCTGTATTTAGAGAAATTAGTGGTGATGTTCACTATTGGGCAACTACTGAAGAATTAATAAACAAATCGGAATATACTGAAGAATCTGATGGATTGGGTAATGATGATGGTATTTATACTGCTCAACCTGTTTACAATGTTGGTTCTCCACCATCAGAAGGTGATATTGATGCGGGTGGTTGGCAGTATTTAGGTCAACAAGATTTCTTCGTTGCTGCTAAGCTAGCAATCTTTGAAGAATCATTTGTTAAAAATACAATCAAGGTTGGTGAACCACCGGCTGGAAATCCAAATGCTAATATAGCAATTGTGGGTGGTACTGATGAACCATACATTTCAGTTGGACAGACTGGTACTCAAGGTTATGGACAAATGGGAGCATTTATTGGATTAACCAATGATGGTGGACCAGCAGGTACGGCTGGTACAACAGGTCTATTATCATTATCAGGTGACCCAACGGAACCATCGCATAATTCATTAAAGTGGGATGGTCAAACACTTCGAATCAGAGGAGCAATTAGACAAACTTCTGCTGGAAGTATTGAACCACAACTAAGAGGTCCTTGGACGGATGGTGCATACTATAATACCGATGATTCAGTTTTATATCTAAATCAAAGTTTTAGAGCAAATGCACCACACACAGCATCTCAAGGTGATTCAACAAATGGTGAACCAAATGTTGGAACTAAATGGGATTCATCATCTGGTACTGGTAAGACTGTAAGTTTAGGAGCATCTACTTTTGTTATTGAATTTGACCAAGATGGAAATAACCCATCACCATCAAGTATTAACGTATTTGCATCATCATCAAACTTTGTAGACCCTTACTTTAAATTTACTGGTGGTGGTACAATTTGGACTGGTGATGGTACTACATTTACTGATAGTGGTGAAACAAATGGAAATAATGAAATTGTAACTGGTATTAATTTAAGTTCAACAACAATATCAGATATGCCACTTCAATTTAGAGTTGGAGTTGCAGATGGTGGTTTAAGTGGACAAGGTCAAGTTGAATTAATTAGTGATGTAATTAATATATTTGGTGTTAAGCCGGGTTCGGATACTGTACCAAATTATTTTATTACTCCAATCGCAGGTGGTACTCAAATAAAAAATAGTAGTGGTACTATTGAACTACAAGTTCAAAAGGCAGATATTAGTGGAATAACTAATATAACATCTGGTACTGATGCACGAATTTATGATACTGGTACTGGTGATTTGATTACATCCAGTATACATGCAACAGAAGCTGTTGTTGGTGGAGTGGTATATAATCCAACACTTGGTTCTGGATTTATAAATGGAACTAAAACACTTTTACTAAAAGATAATGGTGGTACGGTATTAGATTCTATAACGCTATTGGATGTAACTGATGGTTTGGGTGGCGGTTCATTCATCTCTCCAAACTTGAAGATGACAAGACAAGCTAATAACACTTATCTACCATCGAACACTTCATTAACGGCATCTTTCTACGATACATCGGGAACTGAATTTACTAAGGCAGTTGCAATTTATCCAAATTTAGATGGTGGCACTGATTATATGTACTATACTAATGATTCGGGAGACCATACGGATTCTGAAATCAGTTTAACGATTGATGATGGTGATGGTGTAGTATTTAGTGGTACGGGTATTGGAAACAAACTACCAACCAAAGATGTAGTAGTTACTGCAACCTTTACTGACCCTTCTACTGGCCAAACCAACACAATGGTTGAGACGGTTTACATTGTATCAGATGGTGTGGATGGTATAGATGCAATTACTGTAATTAATACAAACCAAGCACATCCACTACCAGCTTCATCTGCTGGTGTGGTTTCATCTTATACGAATAGTGGTACTGATATTAGAGTATTTGAAGGTGTTAATGAACTTGCTTATGATGGTACTGGTACTTCGGTTAGTACTTGGACTGTATCAACTTCACAATCACCAACATCAACAATTACAATTGGTAGTATAACCGATAATGGAAATGATATTACTATTGGTGACCATAGTGCTATGGCTAACGGAACGGATAGTGTTACCATCACATATTCTATTTCTGGTACAAGAGCTAATGGTGAATCATTTGTAGCAGAAACTACACAAACTTTAACAAAAGCACCTGCTGGTTCAGATGCAGAAAGTATAAGATTATCTGCAGATTCTCAAATATTTAGAATAGCTCAAGATGGAACTGTTTCACCATCAACTATTACATTTACTGCCAATAGACAGAACCTAACTAATACTACTACATTTACAACAAACCCATCTCCACTTACAATTGGTACACCTGCTACTGATGTTGCAACCTTAACATATAATAACTTTAGTCAAGGTGGTGCACACACAGCCGTAACAATCACAGCAACTGCTGGTTCTGTATCGGATGAAATTACAATAGTAGAAGTAAGAGAAGGAACTAATGCACTAACGGTAATTTTATCAAATGAAACTCATACTTTACCTGCAGAATCAAATGGAAATGTTTCATCATATGTTGGTAGTGGTACTACAATTACTGTATTTGAGGGAGCAACAGAACTTAATCACGATAATGGTGGTGATGGTGGATTTGATGTAACTGCAACTGGTACAAACATAACAGCCGGTACTATTTCTGATAGTGGTAATAAGGCATCTGTTGCTAACCATAGTAATATGACAGCTGACTTGGCATCGGTAGAATATGAAATTGATATAACTCGATTAGATGGTACAAGTGTAACATTATTCAAAACACAATCATTTTCAAAAGCCAAATCAGGTACGGATGGTGCCGATGGAGATGCATCTGGTATTGTATATGCTGGAGCTTGGGAAGTTGGTACGAATAACACTTATAGTAATCCAACCGAATATCTTTCTGGTGATTTAAAATATGTAGTTAAATACAATGATGGTTCTGGGGATGCATTTTATACTACCGAAATAGAACACTACCATAGAGGAGCTTGGGTTGCAAATACACAAGATTATGCTATAAATGATATTGTAACATATTCGAGTACATATTGGAGAGCTAATACTTCAATAACTGGGCAAGCAAGAACTACAAACCCACAAGCTTCTTCTAATTGGGATTCATTAGGAGCTGCATCAAACTTAGTACCTTCAAATGGTGGAGGTGGATTACAATTGGATGGCGATGATGCATTCGGATTATTTGGAGCACAATTTACTTCGGTAGCAACTGATATACTTTTTGCTGAAGATGTTTACGCAAATAGAACAATAAATGTTGGTACGGGTGAAAATAATAAACCTGTTATATCACTTAATGCTGATACTGAAAATGATAGTGCATCACCTTACATTTCAATTGGACAGGTAACTCAATCATTTGAAGAGGATGGTATTTTCTTAGGATTCCCAAGTGAATCATCATCACCAGTAATGTCATTAGTATCTGGTTCCGATTACCTTATATATAATGATGGTATAATTGCATTATCAAATGCCGCAATACAAGGAACTGGTTCAAACGCAATTATACAAGGACCGGGTCTTCAAATAGGATATAAGTTAGATACTCAATATAATAAAAGTGATAATCGTTCATATAATTTTACTGTAACTCAAGCTGGAGTTGTATCTGCAGCTCAGGCATATGTACAAGGAACAATTAATGCAACTGATGGTACAATTGGACAATGGATAATTCAACCACCTGATGAAGATGCAAATGGTAATTATATTGATGGAACTGGTGGTATTCTACAAGATACTGATGGTGAAGTACGACTTGACCCTAATGTAGGAGAAATACAAATATATAGTGCATCTTATGATGATACCAGTATAGAATTCCCAGCAACATCATCCGTTACTGCAGCGAGTGGTAAATTTTATATCGATTATGGAAACGGGGCAGAAGAAGCACCTGTAATACATTTGGAAAGAAGTGTATATAATCCAACTCAAGGTACAATTGGCCTGGTTCAAGACGAAGGATACTACTTTGATTTATCCGATTCATCAATGGCTGGGCATGAATTTAGTTTTTCAATGAGGGTAGATGGTGTTGGTACATATGGTGGAAGATACAATAAATCAACAACTTTAGATACATCTGAAACTGGACAGGATTTCCTAATTATAACAAGTAGTGCTTCTCCTGGTTCTACTGGTGCATATATTCAAATTACTCCATCTGCTAGTATGGCATCTCCTTGGGCTGGTGGTAATGAATTAGTTGGAGACCCATCTTCAATGGAATTTCACTATTATTGTGAAAACCATACTGGTATGGGTAATAGAACTTATATTTACAATGATGGGCTGGCAATAGAAAGAGTTGCTACTTATATCGAAAGGGTAACAATTGGAAGTCAAGATTCATTTACATCTACTACCGGTGGTACTGGTAATTTCTCATTTACCCAAAATACAACAAATACGCTTTATAAGTTATTATCTGGAACAACAACTACAAACCAATATGGTTTTCTTGAAACAGCTACAGCTAATGAATATACCGCTTTTTCAACTCCATTAACAAATTTAGATGCAGGACCAATTACACTTACTGATATTGAGTACCCATCATTGCATGTAAACAGTAATAATATTCCAAATGCTAGTTTCTCATCACCTTCTCCACAATATCAACCATCATATAATGGACAAGTACATGGTGGTGCTAATTTGATGTTTTTTTATGCAAGCCCTGGTTATCGAAGGATATATCAGTATTTGGAATTATGGAATGATGATGATGATGAATTAATAGGTACAAAGTATTTAAACCAAGTTAGCTCATATGGAGCTAATGATTCAACTCATATGTGGGTAGCATCTGATTCTGGTGGTGGTGGAATTCAATCGGTGGTTGGTACTACTAAAATTACCTTAGAAGATGGTACTACAAAATTAGCAAAAGATATTACTTTAGATGATAAAATTTTAGCATGGGATAGTGATACTGATAAGTGGGTATCTGCAAGATTATCTGATATTAAAAAACGAAATGTAAGTGAAATTTATAAGATAACTATCGATGGTAGAGAAATTGAAGTTTCTGAAACGCACGGATTTTGGTTATTTGGTAATGAAAAAAATTCAGGTCAGATAAGAGCATCGGAATTATACAAAAATAGATTACTTGCTAATCCAATGACACAAGATATTTTAAAATTGTGGGTTAAGGATGGGGATTCTAAAAAGAAGGTTTCTATAACTAATATTACAAAAATTGAAAAAGAAGAAGAAGTAATAACTTTTAGTGTACCAAAATATGTTAATTATGTTTCAAATAATATTATTTCTCACAACGTATTTGGTAGTTTGGCTTGGTATCAACAATCAATGGGTTCTGCTGATACTGCTGATGGTGCTAAAACTGGTGCTGGTGGTACTACTAGCTGGGATGTTGAAATACCTAAGAGTGGTAATTATAAAGTTAGATTTAGAATAAGTCTTAGTTCAAGAGCAAGTACAAGCATGACAGTAGGTACATCCTCATCTGCAACACAAACAACCACTTATAATTCATTTAACTTCTACTTCGATTCAGATAGCTCCGCTCAAACGGGTCATGTAAATAGTGGTAACAAAACCAGCGCTTTTCCGTGGAATACAACCATTAATATTCAAAAAAATAATAACTTTATTGAAATACTTCCTGCGGGAATACAAGTAGTATCTGGAACTGGTAGATTTGTTAGAATAAATAGAAAAGACCAAAATGATGATGATGTTGAACTATTAGAAGTAATTGATGGGGCTGTAAAAATAGAATCAAGAAATGCTGTTAGTTCTGGTACTAGCTTTGATGATAAGTTAGCAATTGAAGCAGATGGTAATATAATGCCGATGACCACTGCAAATGCAAACCCATCTACTTCAGGATGGGATTTAGGAGGTACATCAAATTATTGGAAATCTATATACACTAGAGAATTGAATGGAGTTCCAATTGGTACAATGCAATTAGTTGCAGCATGTTATTTTAATGTAAGTACAAGTGGAGGAGTTCTAGGACCTTATAATACACATAATGTTTCTGGTGTAACTCGTTCACAAAAAGGAAGATTTACGGTATCACTTACCTATACTGATGGATTTACTTTATCATCTGGATTGGGATTTGCTGCAGGGTATGGTAGAAATGGTGCAACTGATGCGGGACCTGGAACAAATATCGGAGATAATGAGTTTACTTTTAATGTTGGTGTAAAGGTAAAATCTACTAATGTTGAAATAAATGTTAAAGATAATAACAATGATAGTGATAGAGACCCAAAGGAAGTTTATTTCGTTTTATTCTCAGATTAATAATTAAAAGATAAATTATGGATAAGTTGTATTTTATATTTGAAACTTCACAATCACTTTCTAATACGGGAATTGGTTCAACTACCGAACAAGAAGTGAGTGAATCAAATGATGTTTATAGAGTTAGAGTTGATTGGGTTGCTAAAAAATCAGTACCTGATAATTGTAGATATGAAATAGTATCAGAATCACAATTTCCACCTGATTTTGATAATTATAGCTGGGATTATTCTAACTATGATAGTATTGGAGAATTAAATTCATTTACTCAAAGTTTAAATGAGTATGTAACACAAAGTTTATCACTATGAGTTGGTCATTAAATAAAACAAAAGCATTAGAAAATTTTCTAAAAGTTTTTAGAGAACATAGAAAAGAAAAATTCATACAATTGGATATAGAATTTATGAGAGCGTTAGAAACGTATGATACCGATACACAACATTCTATAACTTTACAAAAAAATACTTTAAGAAATTTTCCATCTACCATTACTTTAGATTCATTTTCAACAATTGATGAGTTAAAAGCACAATGGCCTACATCATCTTTAGATACACCACCAAATTGGGAATAATTTCGTAAAACAAAACTTATATATACTTATATATAAACAAAGAAATACAATGGCACAAAAAACAGAAAACTTAGATAAGGAAATCGTAGAAAGATTAAAGTTCCTTAGAGATGAAACTGATAAGATTGTAATCTTCTTAGGTCAAATGGCTGTTCAGAAAAGAGCTCTCAATAAAAAACTAAATGAGATTTCTGATAATGAGGAAAAGTACGGAGCAATGAATGATAAGTACATTTTCGAATTAGAAGAAAAATTAGGAGAGGTTGATAAAAAGTATAAGAACGGACAAATTGATTTAGATAAAGGTACAATTACTTTTGAAGAATAATTTGGATAATTCAAATATTTTTCGTATATTTACAAAGTAAAGTGTATCTAATAGGTTATGGCAAAGAAAAAACTACTTTATGTAGCATCACACCTTTCTACTGGTGGAATGCCACAATATCTTCTTAAACAAATTCAAACATTTAAAGATGAATTTGAAATCCAAGTGGTTGAATACAACGACCATAGTGGTGGCGTATTTGTGGTACAAAAAAATCAAATCAATGATTTAGTAAAACTCCACACTCTTTATGAAAATAAAAATAAAGAGTTTCTTAAATTAATTAAAAAGGAAGATCCTGATATCATTCATTTTACTGAAATACCAGAACATTTCATTGAACATTCAACATTAGATAAAATATTCGCAAATAAAAAACGAAAGTTTGATATCGTATGTTCAACACATGGTTCTTTTACCAATCCAGATAAAATAAAATATCATCCAGATAGATACGTTTTAGTATCTGAGTGGAGTAAGCAAAGATTTGAACATTTGGGTATTGATACCAAAGTTTGGGAATATCCAATTGAAGATTTTAAATACGATAAAGATAAAGCTAAAGAAGAATTAGGATTTGAAAAAGATTGGAAGCATGTTCTAATGGTAGGATTGTTTTCAGTTGGTAAAAATCAAAGTGAGATATTTGATGTAGCTAGATTATTAGAAAAGTATAAAATTAAATTTCACTTTGTAGGAAATCAAGCAATCAATTTTGAAGAGTATTGGAAACCTCTTATGGATTTCAAACCTAAAAATTGTGTTGTATGGGGTGAAAGAAATGATACTGATAAATTCTATAAAGCATCTGATTTATTTTACTTTAGTTCAACATTAGAACTTAATCCACTTTCAATCAAAGAAGCTCTTTCATATGGATTACCATCTATATTCAGAAGATTACATACATTTTTAGATACATACGATAATACTGATTTAGTAACTTATATTGATGATGATATTCATAAAACAAAAAATTTATTATTAGAAACTTTACAACCTGAGTTCAATGAAATTCCTGGTTGGTTCTCTTATCAAAAACTATATGATGAGGTAATTGAAAAATTACCAAATAATTCAAACGTAATAGAGCTTGGTTCTTGGATGGGAAAATCAACTAATTATTTTGCAACTAAACTAAAAGAAACAAATAAGAATATAAGGTTCACTGCTATTGATACATTTAAAGGTTCTGTGGGATATGATAATTTGTTACATAGAACGATGTTAGCACCATTTGATAATGATTTATATACTGAGTTTTCTAACAATTCAATTATATCAAATAACTTTGATAATATACAAATAATAAAAGATACATCTGATAATGCTAAAAATCTTTTCTTAAATAATTCACAAGATTTCATAATGGTTGATGCCGGACATGAATATGATGATGTTAAAAATGATATAAATAATTGGTTTTACAAAGTTAAACCAGGTGGTATAATTGCTGGTGATGATTTTGGAACTAATTTGTTTGAGGGATTAACTAAAGCAGTTGATGAATATTTTTATGGACAAGTAGAAACAAAAGAAGGTTGGGTTTGGTTTAGAAAAAGACCTCGTATTCAAATTATTCATATGATGACAAACCCCAATGATATCAGAGAAAGAATTAGTGAGAAATCACTAAAACAACTTCAACGTTGGGGATTTGATTACAAACCTATGGTAAACGAAGTTTATAATGGAACACCACCTTCAGAATTTTGTAGGAGACCAGATGATATATCGGATACTCCAATCTATAAAGGTGAGCAAGGTATAGGAAACATTACAGGTAGACACTATGGATGTTACTTAGCTCATATAAACGCATTAAAAGAAATAGATACCGATAATTACGATTACACTTTAATATTTGAAGCAGATGCATTTATTTATTCTAATCTAATAGATTTTGTAAATGTAGTTCATAAAGCTTGTTTTATCTCAGAAAGAGATGATGTTCCATTTATTAGTTTTGGGGATAATCCATCTTGGACTAGATGGGAAGTTGATGAAACTTTTAGAAAAACTGATTACAATCAAGATTGGGCACATGCGTATCTAATACCAAATAGAGATAAACAATGGTATATGGATAGAATTGAAGATTGTGAATGGGATGTAGCTGATTTATGGTATAATCACGTATTCTATCATCACAAAAGATTAAGATACACAACAAACTATCCTTTCTCAAAACAAGCAGAGGGATTATCATTATTAGATAATACAAATAAAAGTTGGAAATGATTTACGATAATATAAAAAGAAATAATAATAACATAGTTGATATAAAGGATTATGTAAAAATAGATTATGTAAATGGTGCATGTGTTGAGATATTAGGTTCGGAGAATTTAACATATAAAGTTGAATTTATAGATAAAAAAACAAATTTTATACATTATGAAACTGAACTAAAAACAAATCATTGGGCTAAATCTAATATTAGATATTTTGTAGATTGGAGAATTAGAGTTTGGCAAAATGATAAACTTGTAGTTGAAAAAGATTATAATGTAACTAATAAGCGAGTTTATATTGCAATAGATTCAAAAGCATTGGGTGATACTTTAGCTTGGTTTCCATATGTTGAAGAATTTGGTAAACAACATAATTGTAAAATAGTTACATCTACATTTCATAATGATATGTTAAAAAAACAATATCCTAATATTGAGTTTGTAAAGCCAGGTGATGTTGTTCCTAATTTATATGCAATGTATTCTTTGGGATTATTCTATAACGATGATGGTAATATAAATTTATTTAAAAACCCAATAGACCCTAAATCAGTTACAATGCAAAAAATGGCAACTGATATATTGGGATTGGAATATAAAGAAATAAAACCAAAGTTAAAAAATAGGAATGTTGAAAACGATGATAAACTAATCACAATAGCAATACATGGAACGGCACAACCAAAATATTGGAATAATCCAACGGGTTGGCAAGACGTAGTTGATTGGTTAAACAACAAAGGATACACAGTTAAATTATTATCTAGAGAAGGTGATGATTATATGGGTAATAAACATCCAAATGGAATAGTTAAACATCCAGATGGCCCATTAGAATCAGTAATGGATGAAATGGCTAAATCAAAAGCATTCATTGGTATTGGTAGTGGATTAAGTTGGTTAAGTTGGGCATTGGGAACTAAGACTGTTCTTATAAGTGGATTCTCATATGATTGGGCAGAGATGCAAGACTGTGTTAGAATTGAAACACCCGAAGGAAAATGTAGTGGATGCTTTAACCGATTAAAATTAGAAGCTGGTGATTGGAATTGGTGTCCTGACCAGAAAGGTACAAATAGACAATTTGAATGTACTAAATCAATCACATCGGAAATGGTAATAAAACAATTAGAAAAGTTTTTGTAAATGAAAGTTTGGATAAATGGTTGTTTTGATGTTCTTCATTATGGTCACTTTCAATTGATTTCACACGCTAAATCATTGGGAGGAAAACTGACAATAGGTATAGATTCCGATAGAAGAGTAAAAGAATCAAAAGGAGATAATAGACCGTTTCATAATGAAACACAAAGAATATTTAATTTACTTCAGATTGAGGGAGTTAATAGTATTGTAGTATTTGATTCAGATAAAGAACTATCGAATTTAATAAAAAAATATCAACCTGATGTTTTTGTAATTGGGGAAGAATATAGAGATAAAGGAATCATTGGTAGAAAGCATGTTAAGAAAATAGAATACTTTCCAAAAGTGGAAGGATTCTCAACAACGGGATTATTAGATGAGTAAAGTTTTATTAATAGGAGAACAGTGTGATGATATCTTCATTTATGGAGATACACCTCGTCTTTCACCTGAAGGACCTGCTCCTGTATTTATTCCAAAGAGAGAAGTTTTCAATGGTGGAATGGGAATGAATGTTTTAGGTAATTTAACATCATTAGGAATTGATGTAGATTTTCATTATCAGAAATCTCCTATTACAAAGACACGACATATTCACGAATCATCAAACACTTTATTATTAAGAATTGATGAAGAAAAAAATATCGATAGGATAGAGAATAAACTACTTACCGATATAGATTATTGGGAATATCAAATGATTGTAGTTTCTGATTACAATAAGGGATTCCTAACTGAAGAAGATATAGCATATATCGGATTCAAACATCCAAATGTAATTTGTGATACAAAGAAACAATTGGGTAATTGGTGTAAGGATATACGATTCATAAAACTAAATCGTTCAGAATTTGAAAATAATAAAGAATTTATTGAAGAAAACGATTGGATTTTAGAAAAGTTGATAATTACATTAGATAAGGATGGGTGTATGCATAAAGGTGTAGCATATCCAACCGAAAAAGTAGAGATAATGGATATCTCAGGAGCTGGTGATACATTCGTAGCAGGGTTTGTTAAAATGTTCTTAGATACTGATGATATTTCACAATCAATACAATTCGGAAATCGTTGTTCAGCACAAGTAGTACAAAAGCGAGGTGTAACAACAATAGATTACGAAAACTTATAATTTATATATTTATATACGAATTCAAACAAATTAATTAATTTAAAAGTCACATGGCAAAAGAAAACAAAACATCAATTGATTTAGTAACTATTGAGTTATCGGAAGATAAACTTAATGAAATCAAAGGATATAACGGACAGTTACAACAACTTATGACTCAACTTGGTGAGTTACACATTAGAAAGAATCAAATTCATGCTGAATTGGAAAGAATCAACGATGCGTTTACTCAATCTGAAACAACATTCAAAGAAACCAATAGTGAGTTAAGAAAAGAGTTAAATAAGTTAGAAAGAGATTACCCAAGAGGTCAATTGGATTTAGAAAAAGGTACACTAACTTATAACCCAGCTATCAAAGAGCAAATGGAACAACAATCACAACAAAGAGGTGGTTCTCAAATGGGAAACAACGGAGTTGACGGTGGAGAAGTTGTAGACTCACCATTTGTTAAGGTATAATTGGTAAAAGTAATAAATCGTATATTTATATAGTACAAAGGAAATAGTACTTTTATAATGAACGAATTATCTCAATTTTTAGTAGAGAGTATATTAGGGGAAGCGGAGAGTGTAGACAACAAAGTTGTAGTTTACGCTGGCCGCTTTCAACCTTTTCATAAAGGTCATTACGCAACCTATTCCCACTTAGTAAAAAAGTTCGGAAAGAATAATGTGTATATCGGTACATCCAATAAAACCGATAATAATAAATCCCCATTCAACTTCAAAGAAAAGGTAATGATTATTACCAAAATGTTTGGGATTCCAAAAAACAAAATTGTTCAAGTCAAAAATCCTTATGTACCAACTGAGGTACTAAAGAAGTTTGATAAAGATACAACTGCATTTATTACTGTTGTAGGTAAAAAGGATGCTAGTAGATTAGGTAGTAGAGGTAAGTTCTTTACACCTTATAAAGATAACTTAGATTTCGAAGGATACGAAGATAAGGGATATGTTTATGTAGCACCGGAAGGTGGTGGAGGTGTGAGTGGAACTGAAGTTCGTAATGGATTATCATTGGGTTCAGAAGAAGATAAGAAAAACTTTTTTATAAAAAGAGCATATCCAAAGTTTGATAAAAAAATATTTGATTTCATAACAAATACACTAAACGAAGATTTTACTATTTCAAACGAAGTATTAGAAAATTGGTTGATAAGTTATGGAAATGACTTAATTAAAGAAGCATCATCAACTATGGGTAAAACTGCGGTAGATGATGGACCTAATTACATATTCCCAAACTATAATGTATTCGATAGAGTTTCTAAGAAAAGAGCAGAAAAAATAGGGTATAGTGTTTTATCACAAATTATGAGTGATGAACTTACTGATATAGACCCACATCCAATTTATCCTGATGGGCCTGTAAAAGCAGTAACCCCATTCCCAGCTGGTGTTGCTGGTAAAACAACTGCAACAAACCAAAAAGATTTTTATGGTACAAGTGCTTATAACAAATGGTTTAAGCATGTAACTAGACTTGCTGGATTAGTAGGATATTCTATAATAAATTTTGATGATTTAAAAGATGATAAAAAACAATCAACTAAAGATTTATCAAATGAAAAGAAACCACAAGGTAATGTGGTAAGTGAAGATATTAAACTTCCAGTAAATGTTGGAGATACAATCTTAACTGGTAGATTCAAAAATAAAAAGACAGTTGTTAAAACGATTGGTAAAGATGAGCATGGAATGCCAACAATCAATGGTAGAAAGGTAGTAAACTTTAGAATCTTAAAAGAAGGTGTCGAAGTTCAGTTAGATGAAATCCCAATGGCTGATTTAGTAAAGATTGATAAATACGCTGATAAACAACTTAATCCAGTAGATATAGTTCTAACTGATAAACATTTCTTCGATAGGTTAACTGACCCAAGAAACAAAAAAGAAATATCACAAGCTGAATTAATTGGATTCTTTAAAAGATTAGGAAAAAAGAAAAAAGATTTTGTAAACTTCCTTAATTTATATGGACAGATTGTGGCAAAAGATGGTAGAAGTAAAATCAATATTCCATTTATGAAACAAGCGAATAAAGTAATCGCTAAAACCATAATGAGAAAGGATGATTTCAAAACATCAGACCCAGAATATAAATTTGAAAACATAAACTCTTTTTATTATGATGATTTAAAATCATATGTTTACAAAAGAAGAGGTGAAATAAATAAATTATTTAAGAATCTATCAGATAAACAAAAAGGTGAATACTTAGAAAAACTTTACATTAAATTATTCCAAGGCCCAACTTCAAGAATGGTACACAAAGATATCAAAGGTAAGGGTGGTGAATTATTAAAAATGTTAATAAAGGATAAGAGAGTTAAAGAAGGATTAGGGCATGGATATCCAGACCAAAAGTGGATGGATAAACATGATAAAGAAATTAAAAAACTAAGAAAGAAATTTGATAAAGAAAAACTTCAGTATAATGAACCATACGCATTAGGTGGTGGTATTACTGAATCATTGATTTTGGAAGGAGGTGCTTATGGACATATGAATCACCCATTCGATACCGAAATCAATTTAACTTTTGGACAATTAAAAGATATAGTACAAAAAGCATTAGAGGGTAATTTAGAACTCACTAGAGAAAAAACAGACGGACAAGCATTAGCAGTTAGTTGGAGAGATGGGAGATTAGTTGCAGCGAGAAATAAGGGACATTTGAAAAACAAAGGAGAAGGTGCATTAGATATTAATGGTGTAGCGATGAAGTTTGCTGGAAGGGGAGAATTGGAAAAGGCGTATAACTTCGCAATGAAAGATTTAACGAAGGCAATATCTAAGTTGAGTGAAAAGCAGAGAGATAAGATTTTCAAAGGAGGAGCATGTTTTATGAATTTGGAGGTAATCTATCCAACTTCTGTTAATGTAATACCTTACGGACAAGCGCTATTGGTATTCCACGGAACTATGGAATATAATGAAGATGGTGTAGCAATTGGTGAGAATCAAGACGCTGCTAGAATATTAGCTGGTATGATTAAACAAGTTAACCAACAAGTCCAATCAGCATATACGATTCAAGGACCACCAGTTGTTCAATTACCAAAATCTAAAAACCTTTCATCAACCAAAGGAAAGTACAATTCACAAATATCAAAATTACAAAAGAAATTCAAATTAAAAGATAACGATGGTATCGCAGATTATCATCAAGCATTTTGGATGGATTTTGTAAATAAGAAATCACCATCTAAATTAGATAACAAAACTCTAATGGGATTAGTTAAGAGATGGGCATTCTATGATAAATCATTCCGTTTAGATAAGAAAAATATTACTGATGAAAAAACATTAGAATGGGCTAAGGGAATTGATAAGAATGACCATGCTAAGATGGCTAAAGATAATATCCGACCTTTTGAAAATATCTTCTTAGGTTTAGGAGCTGAAGTACTTTCATTTATGAGTTCAGCACTAACTGTAAATCCTGATAAGGCAGTTAGAGATATGAAAAAGAGATTGGATAAAACAATCAAAGATGTTCAAAAATCAGGTGATGTTAAGAAAGTTAAGAAACTAAAATTAGAATTGGAAAGATTAAATTCTATCGGAGGAAAGAATAAAATTGTTCCAAATGAGGGAATCGTATTTGTGTATGGTGGTAAAACTTTCAAACTAACAGGAACATTCGCACCTCTCAATCAGATTCTCGGTTTATTTTACGAATAGTAAAAAACTTAATACTTATATATATGGATATATAAGTTACAATTTATGGCTGAGAAAAAATTCAATAAAAAATACATGCATCCAACTCGTAGAAAGTTGGTAAATATGATTCAAACTGGAGAGTATCAAAAGGATACTCAGGTTTCACTATCTGGTATCAAAGAAACAACTAAAAGAGAAGTTGGTGATATTTGGGAAGAAGCTGGTGTTGTTTATGAACAAAAATCATATGGTAAAGTAAAACAATCTAAATTATCTAATGAACTTAGTAAAGTAAGAAAGTACTTAGCAGAACAAACCAAAGGTAAGGGTGATGATTGTGAGAATAAAAAATATTCAAGAGTAGATAAAAAACTAATAGCTAAAACTGGATACTGTGGTGTTTGTTTAGCTAGAAGAGAACAACAAATAAAATTAGATGGACTGTGGAAAGAGTATGAAGAATATAAGATATACTCTAATATGGCAGCATACGGAACCGATGTATTAGAAAAGTGGAATCAAGCTTTGAAAGAAGTTTCGAATATTCACGAATACATTAACGATGATGGTTCTGTTGAAAAATGGTCATCTAATGAAGATGTTCAAACACTAAGAGAACAAATAGAAAAGGATATCGAAAATGGTAAAAAGGAACTTACCGATGTTATAGAAAAAAGAAATGCTGCCTATGAGAAATTAAAACCTATGAACTATGAACTGGTTAAAGAAATTTGATTTAAAAACAATACTGATAATGGCACTATGTGTGGTATTATTATTAAGAAGCTGTGGTGGTGAAGAAGGAGAAAAAGAAATAGTAAATGTAGATGGTAAAGATTACGAATTGTTGGAACAAAAAGTTGATACTATTGTTGTAGAGAAAACAGTTAAAGTTCCAACATATGTACCAAAGTACATTACTAAAGTAGTAACTGAAACTGTTGAAGTTGAAGTTCCTATCGATATTGATACATTGAAAATTGTAGAAGATTATTTCGCAAAGTACGAAGTAAAGGATACGCTTAATCTTACATATGATTTTCCAAAAGGTGTTACTGATTCATTAGGAAAGAAACCAAATCCAACTTTAGGATATGGTATCCTAACTGATATCATTTCACAAAACCAAATCCAATCAAGAGATGTGGATTGGTTCTTCCAAATCCCAACTGTGTATAACACAACAATTGTAAAAGAATTACCAAAGAATGAATTTTATTGGGGATTAAATGGTGGTTTCAACAAAGAAGATATAATCAGTAATGTTGGAGCTGGGTTAATCCTAAAAAGTAAAAAGAATAATCTATATCAATTAGGGTTAGGTGTTCAGAACAATTCTAATACCTCACAATTAGCACCATTTATTACTGGTGGTATGTATTGGAAAATAGGAAAAAAATAAATTTAGTTTGGTTAAGAAAAAAGCATCATTAAAAGAAATCATAGCGGTAGAGTACAAAAAATGTGCATCTGACCCTATTTACTTCATGCGAAAGTATTGTATGATTCAACATCCTGTTAGGGGTAAGATTCCGTTTCATCTATATCCTTTCCAAGAAGAAACATTGGTTGATTTTAAAAACCATAGATATAATATCATTCTTAAATCAAGACAAACTGGTATTTCAACATTAACTGCAGGATTCTCTTTGTGGAAAATGTTATTTAATGATGATTTCAATTGTTTAGTAATTGCAACAAAACAAGAAGTAGCAAAAAACTTAGTAACTAAAGTAAGAGTAATGAATCATTATCTTCCAAGTTGGTTAAAACTAACAACAGTTGAAGATAACAAACTATCCTTACGATACTCAAATGGTTCTCAGATAAAAGCAACTTCAGCTGCTGGAGATGCAGGACGTTCTGAAGCACTATCCCTTTTAGTATTTGATGAGGCAGCGTTTATCGATAAGATTGAAGAGATTTGGGTATCGGCTCAATCTACATTATCAACGGGTGGTAACGCAATTATTTTATCTACTCCAAATGGTGTAGGTAACTTCTTTCACAAAACTTGGGTAGGTTCTGAGGATGGTACAAATGGATTTAATAATATTAGATTACATTGGAGTGTACATCCTGAAAGAAATCAAGATTGGAGAGATGAACAAGAAACACTATTAGGACCAAAGGGTGCAGCGCAGGAATGTGATTGTGATTTTGTTTCTTCTGGTGATTCAGTAATTGACCCACAAATACTTCAGTTTTACAAAGAAACTTATGTACAAGAACCACTTGAAAAAGGTGGTTTTGATGGAAACTTATGGAAATGGCAATTTCCTGATTATACAAAAACTTATATAGTTGTAGCGGATGTTGCCCGAGGAGATTCTTCGGATTACTCTGCTGCTCATGTTATAGATGTTGAGGCATCGGAACAAGTAGCTGAATATAGAGGTAAGTTAGATACCAAAGATTTTGGTAATTTCTTAGTATCTCTATCAACTGAATATAACAACGCATTGTTGGTTATTGAAAACGCAAATATTGGTTGGGCAACAATTCAACAAGTTATTGATAGAAACTATGGAAACCTTTATTATATGAGTAAAGATTTAAAGTATGTAGATACTGAACATCAACACTCAAATAGATATCGTTCTCAAGATAAAAGTATGGTAGCTGGTTTTTCAACTACTTCAAGAACAAGACCTTTGATTATTTCTAAGTTAGAAGAATACATTAGAGAGAAATCAATCATAATACGTTCAGTTAGAACTATTGATGAATTATTCACATTTATATGGATGAATGGTAGAGCCGAAGCTATGAGAGGATATAATGATGATTTAACAATGAGTTTAGCAATTTCTTTATGGGTAAGAGATACTGCTTTGAGATTAAGACAGGAAGGTATCGATTTAACAAAAAGAGCGATTGATGGTATATCAACTTATACTTATAGTGGGGTTTATGGTACAAATGATGTTGATGAAAATCCTTGGCAAATGAACGTTGGTGATGATATTGAGGATTTAACTAAATGGTTATAAAATAAAAATTTTATATTTATATAGTATAGGTTAAATATAGGGATTAAGTATGGAAAATTATTCTAAAGAACTTTATAACGAATTTAAATTAGGATTAGATGAAAACATCGAAGAATATGATGTTGAAAACTATGATGATTTAACGGAGTTTATTCACTTTCTAAAAAATATGAAAGAGGATATTAACGAAGCCGAATATCAAGGTAGAAAAGTTAAACTAAACAAACCTATGAGGGGTGATGTTAAGAAGTTTAAAGTATATGTTAAAAACCCAAAAGGAAATGTTGTAAAGGTAAATTTCGGACATGGAGGAACATCGGCTAAAAAAGCAGGTGAGAAAACAATGCAGATTCAGAAAGATATTCCATCAAGAAGAAAAGCTTTTAGAGCTAGACATAATTGTGATACACCGGGACCAAGACACAAAGCTAGGTATTGGAGTTGTAAAGCATGGTAATAATTAGGATATATCAAAATTTTTTTGTATATTAGTTAGATTATAACATAAAGTAAACAAAATGGCAGAACAAAATAATAGTTCATTTTTTGAAAGGTTAACTAAACTTTTTTCTACTCAAGCAATCGTAAAGGTTGATAAAGATGGAAAGAGAAAAGTTGTTGATACTGATGATAGACAGCAAGGTGGTACTAACTTAATGAATTTAAGAGATAGGTACACTAAACTACAAAGGTCTTTTCACGGAGACCAGATGGCAGCTCAATCGATGGCATACCATCAAGTTCGTAGAGAACTATTCAGAGATTATGATGCTATGGATAATGACCCAATTATCTCATCGGCATTAGATATATACGCAGATGAATCCACATTAAAAAACGAATTCGGTGAAGTTGTACAAATTAAATCAAAAAACGAAAAAGTAAAAGATATCTTAGAAAATCTTTTCTATGATATTTTGAATATAGAATTTAACCTATGGTCTTGGACACGAAATATGGTTAAGTATGGAGATTTCTTTTTATTACAAGAAATTCAACCAGATGTTGGTATTGTAAATGTAAGACCACTTCCAGTTTATGAAACTGAAAGATTGGAGAATACTGACCCAAATAATCCAAATTATATTAAGTTTAAAGTAAACCATGACCCAAATGGTAAAGGTGATTATGAAAACTATGAAATAGTACACTTTAGATTATTATCAGATACTAACTTTTTACCTTATGGAAAGGCAATGATTGAAAATGGTAGAAGAATTTGGAAACAAGTTTCTCTTATGGAAGATGCTATGTTAATTCATAGAATTATGAGAGCACCTGATAAGAGAGTTTTCAAAATTGATATTGGTAACATTCCCCCACAAGAAGTTGATAACTATATGCAAAAGATTATCAACAAAATGAAGAAAACTCCATTTGTTGACAAAAAGACTGGTGATTATAACTTAAAGTATAACATCCAAAACCTAACTGAAGATTTCTTCTTACCTGTTAGGGGTGGTGATAGTGGAACTCAAATAGATTCATTAGGTGGTTTAGAATATACATCTATTGATGATATCGATTACTTAAAGAATAAAATGTTTGCAGCTTTAAAGATTCCAAAAGCATATTTGGGATATGATGAGAATGTAAATGGTAAAGCAACTCTTGCTGCAGAAGATGTGAGATTTGCAAGAACAATTGAAAGAATCCAAAGAACTTTGATTTCAGAATTAACTAAGATTGCTGTAACACATTTAGCAGCTCAAGGTATTGAAGGAAAAGAAATGGTAGATTTTGAACTAAACTTAGTTAATCCATCTACTATTTATGAGCAAGAAAAAGTAAATCTTTGGAGTGAAAAGGTTAGATTAGTTGGTGATATTGCTTCACTAAATATGGTATCTAAAGATTGGACATACAAAAATATCTTTAACTTTAGTGATGATGAAGTTGATTTCCAAAAGGTTCAACTTATTAATGACCTTAAAGATAGATTCAGATATCGTTCAATTGAAGATGAAGGACAAGACCCAGCAATGGAAGCAGAACCTACTGATGTTGAAGATGAATTAGAAGAACTAAAGACTGAATTAAAGAACAAAGGTGGTAGACCAAGAGAGGGAAACACTTATGGTAAAGATAAACATCCTTATGGGAGAGACCCATTAGGTAAAAAGGAAAATCAAAAAGCATTAAAGAAAACAGAATCTAAGGAAAGGGTTGCTAAAGAATATGTAAATGGAGTTTCAGCAAAACGAAAGTTGATGAGTGAAAACGGAGACTTTTTAGATGATGTAAATTTGATTGATGAATAAAATTTTAGGAAATCAAAATTAACTTATATTTATATACGATGTATTGTATCGTATATTGATATATTATTATAGGATAAAAACACAATGAAGAGGGTAAAACATTCAAAATTTAAGAATACTGGTATTCTATTTGAGCTTCTCGTAAGACAAATTACGTTAGAAGTTCTAAATGGTGATACTACTGAAAAAGCTAAAAAAATCGTAAGTGAGTTTTTTAGCCCAAAAACCGAGTTAAACAAAGAGTTGAGATTGTACGAACTTCTTATTAAAGAAAAGTACAAGTCTGAATCAAGAGCAGAAAAGTTCATTGATACAGTTAATGAGGCACATAATCGCATTGACCAGAAACAACTTCATAGAGAAAAGTATAATCTTATTAAAAAGATTAACGAATCATTCAATATGGATGAATTCCTTTCCTCTCCTATTTCAAATTACAGATTACTTGCATCTATCTATAAGATTTTTGAATCTAAAAAGATGGATAATTATGATATTAAAGATGTATTCAATTCAAAAATTACCCTCATTGAATCTATTACATCTAAACCATCTAAATTATCATCTAAAACAGGTAATACCAATCAGATTGTAGAATCTTATAAAAAACAAGATAAAGATTTAAGATTACTTACTTATAAAATTTTAGTAGAAACTTTTAATAAAAAGTATTCTAACTTAGATGAAAACCAGAAAAACCTATTAAGAGAATACATCAACAACCTATCTAATACTACTGGTTTTAAATCTTATGTTGAAAAAGAAATACCATCAATCGTTTCTGAACTAAAAACATTATCTAAAGGTATAAAAGATAAAGTAACTAAAATTAAGTTGGCAGAAACTGTTTCGGTTTTAGCTAAAACTAAAATTGGAAAAGTAGTATCTGATAATCACGTTTCATCACTAATGATGTCTTACGAATTAATTAAAGAATTAAAGAGTAAAAAATAAATGAGTAACTTAAAAAAGCTTATTGAGGATTTAATTGAAGAAATCCAAAATGAAGAAATGGATATTGATGAAGCTACCACCACTGGTGATGTAGCTGGATACAATACTCCATATGCTTTTAAAGATACTGATGGAACTGATGAAGATGAAGAGCATGATAATGAATATGTAAAACATCTTACTAAATCAACTGGTTATAAAAAAGTTAATGAAAATCGTTGGCTAGAATTAAAAAAAGATGAATCCACTCCAAAACAAAAAATTGGTAGAGGAATTTCAACTATTAACAAACAACTTTCTGAAATTGAAACATTCCTTAGATGGTATGGTAGAATTAAAAAAGAAAGTGATTTAAATTCTAATCAATACTGGAAAAGAACACAAAAGAATTTGTTCAAAATTAGAGAGAGATTGAACAATATTGTTTCTTCTATAACTAAATTATAATTGGGGACTAATATGAATATTACCAAAGAAACTATCAAAGATACACTCAGAACTATTATGGCAGAAGAAACTGAGTATCAAACATTTTTCAAAAAAGCTTTAGAAAAAGCAGGAAAATCTATTCCATCAATGAGTGATGAAGAAAAGAAAGCATTCTTTAATAAGATTGATGCTGCTTGGGATGGTAAAGGTGAAAAGAATGAAGAACTAACTGATAAACAAAAGAAGTTAGATATCGATGGTGATGGTGAGATTGAAGCATCTGATTTAGCAGCTTTAAGAGCTGGTGAAAAAGTAGAAGAATCACATGATTGTGGTTGTGGGTGTGGTGGAGTAACTGAAGGAGGTTGTTCAACTAATATCTCAGAAGGTAAATATGATAAGACATTAGATAAACTTGCTGACCTAGTAAAAGGTGCTAAATCTTTTATGGATATAGGTAAAGAATTAAAGAAAGCAAATATCAAAAAATATCATTTTAGTACAAGTATGTTACCAATGTATGTAATCGATATAGATGGTGCTAAGGTAGCAATCTTAAATAAGAAATATGCCGATGGAGCTGAAAGAATTGTTGGTACTACTGCAATTGGTTTAATGGAATCAGTAAATGAAGGTATCTTTGGTTTAATAGACCAAATCAGACAAGATTCAAAAGATGTTAGAGATTTCGTAAAGAATGTATTTGCAGATAAGAGTTTTAAAGATATGAGAAGTGATAAAGATTTTATCAAATATCTTAAATCAATTTATGAGGGAGTTAAACTTTCTGAAGAATTAACATTTGAAATAAATACATTTTTAGAAAGACCAGTATTATCAAAAAATGAAATTACATTAGAAAAATCAGAAATGAAAGACGTAGTTACTTTATTAGTAAAAGAAGGATTTCAAAAAAGATTATCATCTGGTGTGAAAAACGAATTTATTCAGTTATTAAAATCAATATAAATAAGGATAACCGATATGAAGAACCTATTAATAGAAACAAACTTATTTGAAGGAAGAGTGAATGAAGATTCATCTGGTAGAACTTTGGTTAAAGGTATCCTTCAACGTTCAGGTGCAGAAAACCAAAATGGTAGAGTGTATCCAAGAGGAGTATTAGAAAGAGAGATAAACAAATATCAAACTCTAATTAAAGAAAGAAGAGCATTAGGTGAATTAGACCATCCAGACTCTTCAGTTATCAACTTAAAGAATGTATCACATAATATTAAAGAGGTACATTGGGAAGGTAACGATGTTGTAGGTACAGTTGAAATCTTACCTACTCCTTCTGGAAATATATTAAAAGAATTATTAAGAGCTGGAATCCTTTTAGGTATCTCATCAAGAGGTATGGGTTCTACTCAACCAATGAAAGATAACAAACTTTTAGTTGGTGAAGATTTTGAACTAATCGGTTGGGACTTTGTATCCAACCCATCTACACATGGTGCATTTATGACTCCAATGAACGAATCAGTAATTAAGAATATTGGTACTGATGTTTGTGGTGATTTTTGTAAAGCACAAGATTTAATGAGAGAAATTATAACGGAAATAGGATAATGAGTAAAAAGAATTTTGACATATATGATTACGTTCACAACAACAAATTTACTTTGAAGGTTGAGAACAAAACAGGTAATAAAGTAAACAAAGCATATAATGATATCAGAAAAACTAACATTAACGAAGTAAAAATCGTAGATGGTAAATTTTCATTATCTGAATCATTAGAAGTAGAGAAAAAATTATCAACTGAAGTTAAAAAACACTTCTTAGAAATTATTTCAACTTATAAAGCATTTCAAGAACAAATGAAAAGACAATCTGATATCGTTGAGGTAGCAGAAACTTTAGGTGGTATTGTTGAAGCAGCAAAAACATTAACTCTTTCAGAAAACGATGATTGGTTCGATAAAGTAACCATCAAAAGAAATATGAGTGAGTTGGAAAAAATGGATAAAGCATTTGATAAGGTTGCAACTGAAGCTAAGGCGTTAGATGAAAGGTTACATGCACTATATGAGGATATGGGAAATATCTTAGGAAGATATTACGAAATAGCTGAGTTAGATGAAGATACTATGAAACAACGTTTAGGCGATAAAAAATAAATACTATGATTAAACTAACCGACTTATTAAAAGAAGAAGAAACATTTACCGCTACATCTAAAAAGAGTGGTGAAACTTCTGTATTTAAATCAAAAGATAGTAGAGATGCTGCTGTAAAGGCTGGTACTCATTCTAAAATAAAAGATAAAGAAGATTCTGAAGAGGAAGAACCTAAAGGTGATAAACCTAATATGTTCTCTAAAGATGCCGGATATGATGCACCTGATAACGATGATTATGAAATAGATGATTCTGATGAGGATAATATCGAACTCCCAAAAGAAGTAGAAGCTGAGTTTGAAAAAGAATTAGGTACAGTTGGATATGATTGGGCAGATATTGGTGCAATACCTGGTGTAATCTCTTATATGGATAAGGATGAAAACGCAATTATGATATCTACTGGTGCTGCTTATGGTGGTGATGAACCATTTTATGTAAGTGGATATAATCTACCAGATATGGAAGATGGTGAAACGGATGAAACAAATGGTAAATCATTTGATACCAAAGAAGATGCTATGGCTTACGCTAAGGAATTAGCACAAAAGTTAAAAGGTGGAGAAGCTAAAGAGGAACCAAAATCAGAACCTACTAAAGATTCAACTAAAGAAAGAGCTGGTAACCCTAAAGTAAATAAAGTTGTTAGTGATAAAGCAAAGAAGTTAGGAATTACTCCACAAAAATTAGGTAAAGAAGAATACGAAAGTAGAATGAGTAAGGCAGCTGTTGAAGCTCTAACTGATGCAAACTTTCATTCTGAAGCAAGAAAACTAATCTCAGTATTAGAAGATAATCCTGATTTTGCTAAAGACCCTAATCAAGACCCAAAGAAACCAAAAGATATATTCTCAGATGAATATGATGAGTGGAGAAAGACTAGTGTATATGGCTCTACGTTCTACGATTCAGCAGAAGGTACTGATGATATAGCACATTCTGCAACTGGAGAATCTGGTTGGGATGGGATTGAATCATTAGATGCTATTGCATATGATTTGAAAATGAATGGTAGTAAGAAATTGGCTGCTAAACTACAATCTATATTTGAAGGTAAAGTTTCTAATGGATTTAAGAATCATAGTTTAAAAAACTTAATGTAATAAGATGCCTGCACAATCTCAACAACAACAAAAACTATTCGGATTGGCATTAGCATTCAAAAGAGGCGAAGTACCTGCTTCAGAGGTTTCAGATGAAATAAAAGATATTGCGGATAGAATGAGTGAAAAGGAGATTGAAGATTTCGCATCAACAAAACATAAAGGATTACCAAAGATGAAAGAACAACTTAGAAAAATCGTAAGAGAGATAATGAGAGAAAGAGCTATCTCTGAAATTGAACTATCTAAAGATGATATGGAAAAACTACACTCTGATGGTGAAGTTGAAGTTAATGGTGAGAAAGTAACCTTTGAAGAAGGTAAGAAAAGATTCAGACAGCAAGATGGTATTGGTAAAGCTAAATACACAATCTCTTACCACGATGGAAAACAAAAACACAAAGATGGTAGTGATTTCTTTGGAATCCAAATCTTCAAAAACAAAAAGGATTTAGAAACTTTCAGAAATGCACTTTTGAAAAAAGGATATATTGAAGAATCAGTAAACGAAGGTATTGAACCACAAATCAAAAAGATTGCATACTTCACAGGTACTAGACCTGAAGCAGTTGAGGATTTTGTTTCTAAGTACGCATTGAATTTTACTAAACTTCTTAAATATGTTGAAAAGGGTGGATTACCTCAAAGAATGGAATTAGTTTCTGCTCTTGCTGGTAAACCAAACAATCCTGTTCAAAAGAAAATAATTAAAATGTTTAACGAATCAATTAACGAAGGATACTCTACTGAAGAGAAACGAATCGTAATGATGGCAGTTAGAAAACTTTCTAAATACCGTAATGTACCAATCGACCAATCAATAAATGATTTGTTAGGAGCTGGTGCAGAACTGCAAAGAGATATCAAAAAAGGTAAGATTAAAAAATAACCTTATACACAAAATCTATAAAAAACTTATAATTTTCTTTAGTTTTTTATGTTTTTATAAATTTTTATATATTTATTCACAATAACACACGTCTATGTGTGTTCCTTTGGTTAATGAATACTAACTTTTAATGTTTAGTTACCGAACAACCAATTTTACACTATTCTATATTGAGGTTTCTCGAATAACTTCAGAAAAACAAAAATTACAAAGTAAAATGGCAAATTCAAAATTGTTAAAAGAAGCAATTGCGGATGCTAAAGCTGTAAGAGAAACTGCTATCGCTAACGCTAAAATCGCATTAGAAGAAGCTTTTACTCCAAGACTACAATCTATCCTATCAAAGAAGCTACAAGCTGAAATGGAAGGTGAAGAGGAAGAAATGGAAGAAGAGTTAGATTCTAGTGATATTGGTAAAGGTGATGAAGAATCTCCAGTTGAACCATCTGATGTTGCATCTGACGCACACACCGAACTTGGACCTGAATCTGAAGAAGAAACTGCAGAGGTAGGTGATGAGTTGGAAGAGGAAGCTGTATCTGAATCTGAAGAAGAAGAAATTGAAGAAATTTCTGAAACTGAAGAAGAAGAAATGGAAGAATCTGAAGAAGAAGAAGTTGAAGAAACTATGGAATCTGAAGAAGAAGAAGTTGAGGAAGGCTACAAAGAAGAAGAGGAAATCGAAGAGATGGAATCTGAAGAAGAAGTAGAAGAATCAGAAGAATCTGAAGAAGATGAATTAGATTTAGAAGCTATCATCAAAGAATTAGAAATGGATATGGAAGATGAAGAAGAAGTTTCCGAAGAAGAAGAAATTGAAGAATTGGAAATGGACTCTGAAGAAGAAGTATCTGAAGAAGAACATGAAGATGAAGTTCACGAAGATGAAGAATCTGAAGAAGAATCTGAAGAAGAAGCTGAAGAAGCTGAAGAAGAAGATGAAGATGAGGATGATGATATCGACTTGGATGAAATCCTTAGAGAGATGGGATACGGAGAAGAAGAAGAAATGGAAGAAGAAGTAGTAGCTGAAGAAGAAGCTAACGAAGAAGTAGTTAAACTACAAACTGAGTTAGAAGAAGCTTACAATACTGTTAAATCTTTACAATCTACTATCAACGAAGTAAACCTTCTTAACGCAAAATTATTATACGCTAATAGATTGTTCAGAGCTTATAACTTAAATAATGAGCAAAAATCTAAAGTTGTAGAAAACTTAGACAGAACATCATCTGTTAGAGAAGTAAAATTAGTTTACGCTACGTTGGCAGAATCAATGAATTTTACAGGAACTGAGAAGAGAACTAAGAAAGTAGTATCGGAAGGTGCTTCTAAACCAGTTGCTTCAACTGCACCTGCAAAAGAAATTATTTCTGAAAACACAAATGCATTAGCTGAGAGATTTAAACAATTGGCTAATATCAAATAATTAACTTAACATTAAAAAGGAAAATAAAATGGCAAATTTTGATTTATCTAAACTAATGGAAGGAAAGAACCCACAATCTGTAATGTTGGCTGAAACAAGACAACTTAAAGGAAAATGGGAATCTACTGGACTTCTTGAAGGTTTAAATGAGAAAGAGCAAGGCGCAATGTCTGTTCTTTTAGAAAACCAAGCAAAACAATTGCTTGATGAGGCAAGTTCTACTGGAACTGCTGCAAATAGTGAAGAGTGGAGCGGTGTTGCTCTACCTTTAGTAAGAAGAATCTTTGGTGAGATTGCTTCTAAAGAATTCGTTAGTGTACAACCTATGAACTTACCTTCAGGTCTTGTATTCTATCTAGATTTTAAATATGGTACTACTACTGCAGGTAGAACTGCTGGTGCAGCAGCTTCATCACTTTTCGGTGGTGCAGGTGGAGCTTCAATTGGAGCTGGATTTGGTCAAACCGATTCTGCAGCTAATGGTTTATACGGTGCTGGTGCATTCGGATACTCTGTAAACGAAGCTACTGTAGCTGTTGCTTCTGGAGATTCTCCATTCGCTTCTGCTTCACACGCTGATGTAGGATATGATGGTGCATTATCTGCTTCTATCGAAGCTGGTGATATCCAGAAAATTACAATCGCTAAAAGTGATATCGCTGATACTCTTGATGAAGATGCATTATCATCTATCATCGTAACAGGTGCTGCTGTAACAGGTGATACTTTAGGACAATTCGCTAAAATGGATGGTGCTAATGTTGTATTATTTGTTAACACAACAGCTGCTAGAGCTTCTGCTGTTATTAATGTAGCTCACTCATTATTACCACTTGATTATAACAGAGGTGATTTTGAAGATACTGATGGTTCTGCAACTAACTTGGATATTCCAGAAGTTGATTTAGAATTAAAGTCTGAAGCAATTGTTGCTAAGACTAGAAAACTAAAGGCTGTATGGACTCCTGAATTAGCGCAGGATTTAAACGCTTACCACTCAATCGATGCTGAAGCTGAATTAACTTCTATGTTATCTGATTACATCTCATTAGAGATTGACTTAGAAATCTTAGATATGTTAAAGTCTAACGCATTGACTACTGAGTACTGGTCAGCTACAATCGGTGAGGAATTTGATGGTTCATCTTGGTCTGCTGGAAATTCAGCTCTTGCTTACCAAAAGAACACTTGGTTCCAAACTTTAGGTACTAAATTAAACAAAGTATCTAATAAGATTCACCAATTAACATTAAGAGGTGGTGCTAACTTTGTAGTAGCTTCTCCTGATGTATGTACTATCTTAGAATCAATTCCTGCATTCTCTGTATCAGCTGATAAAGATGCTTCATCTTTCGCTGCTGGTGTAACGAATATCGGTTCACTTTCTAACAGATATACTGTGTACAAAAACCCTTACATGACTTCAAACGAAATCTTGTTAGGATTTAGAGGTTCAAACTTCCTAGAAACTGGGGCAGTTTACGCACCTTATGTACCATTAATTATGACTCCATTAGTGTATGACCCGAATAACTTCACTCCAAGAAGAGGAGTTATGACGAGATACGCTAAGAAGATGGTTAGACCTGAGTACTATGGTAAAATCTTTATCAAAGACTTACAGTCTATCTAATCGGAACGTAGTTCAGATTAAATAAATTAAGAGGGAATGAAAGTTCCCTCTTTTTTTATGTCCTTTCTAAAAACACTATTCTTATATTTCTTTATATTTATAGATACGATACTAAAGAGAGGAATAATTTATGGCAGTAGAATACATATACCCTGGTTCATCATCATTCTCAGTAGGGGATACTCCATTTGGAACTTTTGATTCGGATGCATTATTCGTAGTAGATGCCCCAAAAGTGGCTAATTGGTGTGCAAAGCGATTAGGATACCCCGTTCAAAATGTAGAATTGGTTGATGAAAGTTTATTTGCTTGTTTTGAAGAAGCTACTTCAGAATATGCTTCACAAGTAAATCAGTTTAACATTAGAAATAACTTAGATACACTAAAAGGAAACCCAACAGGTTCAAATTATAGTGGAAAATTAGTTCAAGGTTCAAATCTACCTGATTTGGTAGCAATTTCTGATGCCTATGGCACTTTAGCTGGTGTAGGTGGTAATACTGATGTTCAAAAGGGTTCTATTGATTTAGTTGCTGGTCAACAAAATTATGATTTAGATACTTTATGGGCAAATGTAAGTGAGAGTTCTAATAGAATTGATGTAGTAAAAGTATTTCACGAAGCAACTCCAGCGGTAAATAGATTCTTTGACCCTTATTCGGTAAGTGGACAAGGTACTCTAAATTTAATTGATGAATTTGGATTTGGTTCATTTTCACCAGCAGCACAATTTGTATTGATGCCAATTTTTGAGGATATATTAAGAATTCAAGCAATCGAATTTAACGATACTTTTAGAAAATCGGCACACTCATTTAATATCGTAAATAATAAATTACAAATTTTCCCAATTCCAACAACTACTGGTAAGTTGTGGTTTGAATATTTTGTGAGAAACGAATTTATTCAAAACTCAACAAATGTAACTACTGATGTAGTTTCAGATTACTCAAATGTTGGTTATGATTTTATCCCATATAGTAGAATAAATGATGTGGGTAAACAGTGGATTAGAAAATATACACTTGCTCTTGCTAAAGAACTATTAGGAGCAATCAGAGAAAAATATAGTTCAGTACCTATTCCTGGTTCCGAAATATCGTTGGATGGAGCAGCATTAAGAGCTGAGGCTCAAACTGAAAAAGATGCTTTGATTGAACAACTCAGAGAAAATTTAGAAGAGTTAAGTAGAAAAAATCAGTTTGAAATTAGAAATAACGAATCTAATTATCAGCAAGAAATGTTACGAAAAGTTCCACTAACGATATACACCGGATAAAATGCCAAGATTTGCATTAGATAGAGACATAAGATTCTTTGAATCTATTTCAAAGGAATTAGTAGATGCTGTTATTGAAACAACAGTAGTTCTATTCAAGCTTTCTATTGAAGATATCTCAACAAACCTTTATGGTGAATCCCTAAACAAATCTTATTATCAAGGTACTGAATGTACTGCTGTAATTGAAAGAGATGATTCTTCGGTTTCATATGAAGGTTTTGGAGCAGATAGTGGACAAAACGTAGAATTTAGATTTAATAGAGTTACCCTAAAAGGAAAAGGATTCTACCCAGAGATTGGTGATATCATTAAACATAATGATGCATACTTTGAAATTGATAATGTAAGAGAGGACCAATTAATTGGTGGACAGAGTGGGGAGAAATTCTCAATCATTGCATCAACATTTATGACTAGAAGAAGTTCTATTCAAACTGAAATGAGAGTTATATAATGAATAAGAAAGAAACAAATAGAGCATTACAAAGAGGTATAGATAAGGAGTACACTAAAGGTGTTAAACTTTTAGATGTAGATACTACTATTGCTGAGTATATGGTGGATACTGTGATACCTGATGTTGAAGAACATGGTAATCAAATTAAAGTTCCTCTATTATATGGTAATGCCGAAAGATGGAATAACGCTAGAGCAAAGGGATATTTGAGAGACCAAAGAGGTAAGATTCAAATTCCTTTAGTAATGTTCAAAAGAAATTCTATTGAAAGAGATACAAACTTAGCACAATTTAAAGATGTAAATACTTTACCAGCTTATAGAAAATACTCTAAACAAAATAGATACGAAAGGTTCTCTTTACAACCAAATGCACAAAAAGCATTTGAACAATATGAAGTTTCGGTACCTGATTATGTAACTGTAACTTATGAGGTAATGATTTGGACATCATTTACCGAACATATGAATACAATAGTTGAGGCATTTCAATATGCAACTGATAGATATTGGGGAAATGAAAATGGATACAAATTTAGAACTCGTATAGATTCATTTGATAACCAACAAGAAGTAGGAGAAGGTTCGGAAAGAATCATTAGAACTTCTTTCACTATGGTAGTGAACGCTTACCTACTTCCTGAAACATATGATGAGAAACCAACTGTTAAAAAATCATTTACTCCAAAAAAAGTTGTATGGGGTATTGAAACTGATTTAACAGGTATGAGATTCTCAAATCCTAATATTTATAATGAGTATCAAAACGTTATAGATTTTGTGGCAATTAGAGGTTCAAAGGATGCAGTTATAAATAAGAGTTTATACGCAGATGAAACAGCCGATGGGGTAACAAATAAGTATTCTTATTTTTACTTAACAAATGCAGAATTACCTATATTACCACAAGAGCTTAGAGGTACATTTGATACAAAGGGTTGGTTTAGAGTTTATATAAATGGGGTATTAATAACACCAAGTGCATACACGTACACATTTAATGGAACTACAAATTTAATTCTTTTTAAATTAGATAATACACAAGCATTCGAAAGTGGTGGTGGATTAACATATATTTTAGATACTGAGGATGAAGTATCAGTAACTGGTAAATTTATTGAATTATGAACATCTTTACTTTAAAAAACATAATGAAAGAGGTGAACGCACCAAATACATTTCAAGGTGTTCCATCTGATAAACCAAATGGTGATAGGTATGAATTCTTTCATCCATTATATTGGGTATTTAAAGTTGAGAATATGAGAATTAAAACATTAGATTCAAGACTTAAAGATAAAAGAAAACCGCATGCAAGATTTGATGTTTTTATGTATTTATTAACAGATGATTCTCAAGGTGAACTATTCGTTAGAAGTCAAGATTATGTTTACGAACAAGTTGGAAATGATTTCTATGTAAAAATGAAAAAAGAAAACTTCCCATTGGAAGATAGAAATGGAGACCCGTGGTCTTTCTCTACTGATGATAGGATATTTATAAAAGGTGATATTGAAAGAGTTAACTAATGAGTAGAAAAGTTCCAAAAATATACGCAGGAAATACAGTAAAAAAGAGAGATAGAGAATCTTTCAAAACTTTTGTATTGGAAGTAATCAAAGATACATTTATCAATGAATTTACTCCAACATCCTCATCTTTGGATTCTGCTACTCAAAAATTATTTACTTTATTTTTAGGTTCTAAAGATGGTAATAATGATGGTGATTTATTAGATAGAGTAGATATAGAAGGATATAGATTTGCATATGAAGATTTACAAGTAGATAATGCATATGATTATTTAGATGTATTTCTTTATGGAGTAAAACAAGATAGAACTAAATATGATGTAAAGTTATATGATGGTGAGGGAACTGAATTATTATCAGGTCAATACGCTAGTGGTTCGAAAGAAATTAGAATGATATTTAATGAAGATATCACAAGAGTACCATTGGAAGTACCAACAGACGCATTTACAATTAAAGGTAAAATAGTAGAAATAGAATAAGCAAATGGCAAGATTAATATCCAGAAAACAAGTCGAAGAGATACAGGATTTTATTAAAGATACTTCCTTTGCACAGGGTGTATCTATATCTGGTTCTTTGCTTGTATCACAAAGTTTTAATTTAGGTTCAGACCCAGATGAAAAATCTACTATAACTGGTTCAGTTGAACTTACTGGTTCTCTTACCATTGATGGTGCACTTAATGTAGTTGGTGACCAAGCATTAGATTTAACATCATCCGTTTCATTAGAATCATTAGATTCTTTAAAATTCGGTGGAATCAAACCTGAAGATTTCGGAGCAATGGATGCTACTCTTTATGTATCCTCAACTTCTGGTGATGATAACAATGATGGTAGAACACCACAATTTCCATTAAGAACTGTAAAGAAAGCTGCTGAATTAGCAACTGCTGGAGATGATGGTAGATTTGGTTTACCAACTGGTTCTTTATTTACTGGTTTCCGAATTGAAGTAGCTGCTGGTACTTATTTAGAACAAAACCCAATCGAACTTCCAAAGAATACAACTGTATGGGGAGCTGGTTTAAGGGTAACTAAGATTGTAGCTAAAAACGAAAACGAAGATTTATTTTGGGTAAATAGTGGTTGTTACCTATCAGAGATGACATTTGCTGGATTGAGAGTATTTCCATCAGTAGATAACTCTCGAAGTGGTTTCGCAATTGCATTTGCACCAAACTCATTTATTACAACATCTCCTTATGTTCAGAACTGTTCGATGATTTCGAATCAGGAGAACTCATTCTTAGAAGCATACGAAGCAATTCCTGCTGGTGGTGGTGGATTGAACGTAGATGGAAATATAATTCATCCTGATTCACCTCTTGCTTCAATGGTATTGGATGCATACACTCAGATTGCACCCAATGGAGTTGGTTGTCAAGTTGTTGGTAGAGGATTTATTCAGTTAGTATCGTTCTTTACAAACTTCTCAGCATATTCGGTAAAGGTATTACAAGGTGGACAGGCAGTACTTCTAAACTCAAACACATCGTTTGGTGATTTTGGTATGTATGCTAGTGGTTCTAGATTTATTACTGGTAGTGGTGGTAATACTGAAGCATTTAATATTGTAAGAGATAACTATACAATTATTATTGATACTATCGAAGATGGTTTAACATCGATACCTGAATTCGTACCAAATACAAATGCTGGTGTTAAAGTAACAGATGCTTTGCAGCAATTTAGTAGTAACAAATCATCTGATAAAGTTGCAGAACAAGCAAAATCAGAATATAGATTAGTTTCAAATATCGTATCAAGTGGTATAAGTAATATCCCATCTTTATTAGCTAAATCAGCAACAAGAGGATATAATACTGGTTCGGTTTGGAATGTATCAAATGGAACACAAACAACAGGTTCAACATCAGCAACTTCTACTGAGTTAGCAATTATAGATGATAGATTTGATAAAGTTAAAAGAGTATTGGAGTTAGGTGCAAGAGCAACTGCTAGTTATACTTTAGTAGATAATATTGAAGGGTTGGTAAAAGTTGGAAATTCTAATCCATACACTGGTTCAGATGCAACATCACAAATTGAAGTAGATACAATAAATAGAAACTTTAATACAGTACTTCAAATAGTAGAATATGGATTAAATAATGAAGATTATCCATTACCAGCACTTACATCATCAAATGCTGCAAATATAAAGGTAACCGAAACACCTCAATATAATACTGATATTTCATCAAGTGCAGAAGTTGCTAACAAAGTATCTTCTTCATTCGCAACTGTTTTCAGAATATTAGAATTAGGTTCAGATTATGCACCTACTATTGTTCAAAGCTCTTCATTTGAAAATCCATCGATTGATTATCAAAATGGGTATGATACTTTAATTGGTAACTTATCATTTATACAAAATGAAACAATTGCTTACTTATCATCTTCTTGGAGTGAATCTGATTACAATGAAGAAACTTGTAAAAGAGATATTGGATTTATTGTAAATGGAGCAGCACATGATTTATTATATGGTGGTAATGAAGAATCAGTTTTAAATGGTAACTTCTACTACTTATATCCCTCAGAAGCAACAGCTTCACAAAAGCAAGAAACTTTAGATGCTATTAGATATGCTGGAGGACTTGCAGAAAATTTAGTAGGTGATATAACTTATGTAGAACCATCAGTAAATGTAGAAAATGGATATGACTTATTAGTAAATAATAAATCATTTATACAAAACGAAGTTATTTCATATGTATCATCTTCTTGGAGAGGATTTGAATATGATGAAGTAAAATGTAAAAGAGATGTTGGGCATGTTATTAATGCAGTAGCAACCGATTTAAGATATGGTGGTAATGAACGAAGTAGAATTGCTGGTGAGTTCTATTACCTATACCCTTCAACAGCTACAACAACACAATTATTACCAACATTGGATGGTATAGAATGGGCAAGGGATTTATCTAAAAAGTTAGTTGTAAAAGATACATTTGTAACGGCATCAGCTATCATCCAATCTACATATGATTTAATCGTTGAAAATAGAAGTTTAATTCAAGAAGAAACTGTAAACTTCATTGATACTCAGTTCCCTAATTTAGTTTATCTAAGAGATAAATGTAAAAGGGATACTGGATATATTGTAGATGCAGTTGCAACTGATTTATATTATGGTGGTAACCAAAAATCAGTTAGAGCTGGTTTATATTATAATGAGGTTCCTTCGAAAGTAAATGGAGACCAACTAAATGAAACAGTTGATGGTATTTCTTACGCTAAATCATTTATTGATAAGGTAGTTGTTAATGAGATAGTAGAATCACCTGAAGTAATTAATAACACATATGCTAGAGTAAGAGTTGGCGATGTATTACAATATGTATCATCTTCTATTTCTGGTAGTGAAACGGAAAGAGTTAAAGTAAGTTCTTCTTTCGGAATAGTTGAAGATATTATAAAGCAAGGTGAGGAATCATTATTATCTGCGATAGCTGGTAATACACCAAACTTTAAATGGACATTAGATGAGCCAAAATTAGTTAGTAACACAACATTAATAACATCATCAATATCAGCGAGTTCAGCTGATGTTCAATCTATTTCATCATCATTTGAAATAGTAACAAAAATTATTGAAAGTGGTAGTTCTATAAATACTGATAAAACAATAGGTTCTGCTTCAAATGGATTACCAATATCACAAGTTGGTATTCCTAAAGATTCTTATGGTGATAATTTAATAACAACAACTATTGGAACTAAACTTCCAAACGATATAGTTGCTGTATCAAATGTAAATAGTAATATTAAATTTACTAATAATGCACAATACTCATCTTCTATATCAGCATCTAACACAATTGCATCAGAGATTTCAGAATCATTTAGAACTGTAATTGATATTGTTGAGTATGGTATTAGTGGAAGTAAAGAGATATCTGGTTCAGCTAATTCTTCATCTTATTTCGAAGTTATTACTTTACCAAATGATTCAACTGCATTCTATATTAATGATGACCAATTAAAATACTTTGATGGTAGAGAAGGTTGGAGATTAGGTGGAGAAGATACTGGTTCATTCTTAGGTTCTAAAAAAGACCCAACTCTAACGTTAGTTAGAAATGAAATGTACACATTCTCAATTAATGATTTAGGTTTTGAGGATACTACAATTGATGAACCATTCTTAATTAAAACAAAACCAACTGCTGGTACTACATATGATGTATATGAAAGTATTGGTTTAATAAATAATGGTATTACATTTGGTACTATAACATTTACTCCTTTAGATGATACACCAGATACACTTTATTATGTAAATCCGAATAATGCTTCAGCTAGTGGTGTGATAAACATTGTAGATAGTTTACCATTATCATCTGAGCAGGAATTTGTTTATGTTCCAACTAAAGGTGAGTTTGAAAAAGTAGTAAACACTAAAGATAATATAAAAATAACAACTGGTTCTCAATATACTTCATCATTAGATGCTAGTGTTTCTGATAGAAATATAGTAAGTGGAGGATTCAGTACAATAGTTGGTATTCTAAAAAGTGGAGTAGATTCATTTACACCAACTGCAGCAACTTATAATCCAGCTGATGGTGAATTTGTAATGA